TATGTCCTTCTATTGGCTCTTTCCATTGCCAAAGTGTCCCACTGATATATTTTTCCTTTGGAACACGAATCATATTTTTTGCAATATTACTTTTAACTTCTTGTGGTATAACATCATCGCCAGATCCTAAAAAGTCACATTCGATTTCTTGTGCAATTTTACGTTTATCCCATTTCAATTTTCTGGACATAGTTTCATACCAAGGTGAATATGGCTTGTAACCTTGTTCGATAACTTCATCATAGTCATCAATTACTTCTCTATCTAAAGTTATTTCATCATCATTATAAAGTTCTCTATTTAACATATAATGAACCATATCATTAATTTTTAACCATTTAATGTCTTTAGCATATCGGTTATCTTTGTACCATCTTAAATCTGTAATATGAAAATTATTTTCGCCACGAATTGATTGATCATATATAGGATAATAAATTGGATCGTGTCCATTTGGCGTTGAAATTAATATGACTTTACCGCCTGTTGATAATGATGCCATAGATGCTGCCCAAAAATCCTCGCCAGCCTCAATATATGCCGCTTCGTCAAATATCAATATGGTTGGAGTGTATCCACGTAAGGCGTCTTTTGATGTTGCCACCGCTTTGACTTCGCAACCATTATTTAATTTATATCTACTTTCGGAGTTTTTATCAGGATCAAATCCGACATTCATCCAATCAGGCCATTGTCTAAGAAAATCTTTTATTTTGTTAGATAACTCTATGGCGGTATCACGTTTATTGGCGACGACTAATACTTTATGAGGATTTTCAGGCTTTGCGGTTTGTAATAATTTTGATAACCAAGCCGCGGTTACTGTTGATACCCCTGCTTGACGATATTTTCTTGTGATATTTTCATTATGTGTTTCATAATCATTAATAAGGGTAATTTGATCAGGAAACAAGTCTAATGGTACGAATTTTTTTTGTGTATTATCGTAAGTTTGTAGATAAGTTTTTAACGCATATGGAGTATCTTTTATAATTTTAGCATACTCCCTTAATTGTTCTATTTTTGTATTCATTTGATATTCATTATTATTATAATAAATATCGGTAAAAGGGCATAAAAAAAAGTGGTTTTAAAACCACTTTTTTTTATGTTATTAATTTAATTGGTCAGGACTAATATTTGTCCATAACCCTCGTTCTACTTTCATTCCCAATGTCGATAAGAAATTCATAATATCTTGATCATCAGTTTCTTCTACTGCTTCGTCTAAATCAGCATCAAAGTCTTCGTCTGTAACGCCATAATCTTCTTCATTAAATATCTTATTAACGTTTTCCATTAAAAGATTCATTAATTTAATTCCTCTTTCACTTTTTGAAATTACTTCTTTGAAGAATACTAAGAATTTTTTCGCTGGAAGTTCAAATATTTCACTCAACAAATAATTTTGTAATTCTACTTTGTTTTCATCAACCAAAATTTCTTGAGGAAATTGAGCCCTAAGTCGATCCCAAATTGCTGGGCCTAAACGTAAATCCCAAATTTCATTTTCCATTGTATCCTCTTCACTTTCTACTTCTTCATATTCTTTAGAAGTTCCTCTTGTACCAATTAATTCCATTGATCCTTTTATAAGTTCGTGAACTAAAATTGGAAAATTAACTCCCCTTGCATATATTGTAGGCGGTGTTGTTTGGAGTTTAACTTGTTCTTTACCACCGACCATTCCACCTCCGCCTGGCTGACCCATAGCGGCTTTCATCATGTCATCACTTATTTGCCAGTACAAAGTATCGTTAATTGACATTAAAATTCCATATAATTCAATTATTCTTTCTGATCCCGTAATTCTTTTAATTTCATTGGCAACAATATGGTACATATAATGTCCTCTTTTGGATGCACCCTGTATGATACTGTTGATCACACGTCTTTTAGCCTTTTCAATGTCAAGTGATTCGAGATTACGGAATAAATCGGCTTCAATTTCGACTTCTCGATCAGATATAACATCATTTTGATCACCCATGTCTTCTTCTTCTCCTTGACTTTCGTCACCTTGTGGAGGTTGTTCATTCCCTTCTCTGTTAAAATCATCAGTATCGATTTCCCCCATTCCAATAATCTTAGCGTCAAATTGAACCGCGCCTTCAGGAAGTCCCATTTCTTTTTTAACAAGATCTATTGCCAAATTTTCAAGTTCTTGTCTATGATTTTGTTCAATTTGACTAATATCGTTATGTGCCATTACCATAATTTGTGATAAAGCCGTCAAATTTTGTAGACCCGTGGCTCTTAATGTTGGGGCATTAGGAACATACAATCTTAATTTATCGACCACTTGTTGATATCTTTCAGAAGCCAATAATTCTTGAAAGTTTTCGTTCGGTCTTCCTGTTTCAGGATAAGGTACTTTTTCATGCGAAGTATCTCCCGCAGCTAATTTTGCTTGAATAGAACTTTCAGGCCTGTCAGCTGTTGTGAAATCCATTGCCATTTCTTGTAAATTTTTGTTTACCAAAGATAACAAATTTTTTTTAGATATCAGTAATTTACTCATTATTTTATTAATTTTTAATTATTTTTTTTGTCCAGGTTTAATCACGGGAATTTTTTTTGACTCTGCAACTTCAGACGGCATTACAGTTTCTGGATTAATTGCTTTTGGATGTGGATCTTTACGCGGAAATGGGGGTTGATATGGATTTTTTCTAGGTCTTTCACCTGGTCTAGTGTCGGGCTTCACTCCTGGTTTTGTTTTTGGCTGAGCAGGAGCCGTCATTGTGCCAACTTCTCCACGACTTTTAATCGCTTTCGCTTTTAAAAATCCAGGTAATTTATTATCATTATCAATTTCATTCATTTCTTCCATTTTACTTGAAATCATTTCCATAATTTCGCTTTTCGAAGTGAAAGGATGATAATGTTTTTTTGCCACATTTTCGACCCATTCATTGATTTCTTTACCTTTTTTACCAACGTCTTTACCTGATATTGATTTCTTCACAACTTCACTTTTTTTCTTATCTGTCGTTTCAGTTTTTTTACATTCGGAGCATTCTTCTTCTTCTCTACGAATATTTTTCCACATTGCATCTGCGGCGACAGCTTTAGGATCTTTTGCTCCACCTTTTTTTGCTGCAGCTTCAACATCTTTAAATTCTTTACCTTTTTTACCAATGTCACCGCCAGATTTGGCTTTTTTAACTACTTCACTTTTTTTCTTTGCAGATAATCCAGCGGAAGGTTTCTTTTCAGTCATTTCTTCTTCTTTTACAGTTCCACGTCCTAATTTTCCTGTAGTTTTTTTAACTGTCAATCCTGGCATCGGTCCTTCTTCTTTTACTGTTCCATGACTTAATTCTCCATTAGTTTTTTTAGATGTTAATCCAGGCATTTTACCTTCACATTCTTTTACTTCTTTTTTAGATTTCAATCCTGGCGTTGTACTTTCTCTGTAAATTGAAAAAGTTTCACCTTTTCTTTTAGCATCATTAATAGCCGTAGTGTTTGTGGATTTAATGTTTTTAACTCCCAAAGTTGATGTTGTTTGTTCGCTAAGAATTCTTGAAGATAAAGAAGCAAGTTGTTTATCTGAAAAATTGACAAGAGTTTTTTCTGAAAACCCTTCGGTCATCAATTGTTTTATAATTTCTGATCTTTTCATTTTATTTATTTTTATATTTCTGTTTTAATTAATTCAAAACCTCTTTGTGTCAGCTTTCTTTCTACCGACTCTATTCTTTCGCCAAATTTAAATGAAATTCTTTCAATTTCACGTTCCATATCATATTTTTCCCAACCTAATGATATAATTCCATCTACAGCATCAATAACACCAAAATAATCAGAATTTTGTATTAATTCTAATTCTAAATCTGTGTTTTTTAGTAATCCAACTAAACTTATATAATCAATATCGGGTGATTTAGAAATAGATGTAGATGCCGCAGGTATTGTAAACCAATCATCCATATCAATTTCAGTCATTTCACTAAAAATGAATTCATATTGTCTTTGATGTTTAAAATCAATTCCAATTTCATTTATATAAATTAATCTCATCTATTATCTATATTTTGATAAAGCGTCACTAATTGCTCGTGATATTTCGTCTATATCCAATTGAGGTCTTTGTTTAGGTTCATTTTTTGATTTACCTCTTAATTTTTCTTCCCAATTAATAATGTCAGATTCAACATCCGATTCATCATCGAATTCTTTCAAATCTATTTCATCATCTTTATATTCGTCTTCGTCATCATATGGATGAATACCATACTCCATTTCTCGACTTGATTGTTCATAATCTTCATCATCGCCAATATCTGAATATTGTCTAAGCATATGATCTGTTGAATCTTCATCATCTATTGGATTATTAATAAATTCGTCTAATTTAGACATAGCATCATCATCTTCAAACTCATTAAATATAGCATCATTTTCTTCAGCCATTTCTTCTTCAGGTGCAGGTTCGGCCTCTGGCTCAGGAACGGTTTCATCACCTGTTGGCGGAATCTCAGAATTTTCACCACCTTCTCTTTTTTCGGGATCAAATTTATCCGCAATTTCTTCAAAATCTTTGTCATCCAATTGATCCAAATCAACGGCAGATATAATCATATTAAGTGTATATTTTATATCGTCACTTTCAAGTTTATCTTTTTGATCTCTTAATTCTTGACCTAATTTTCCTGCAAATTTTTGGATTTCGGCCATATAACTTGAACGTAATTGATTTTTGTCACCCTCCGCAGATGGTTCATTTTCAGTTCCCATTGGAGACATTTCTCCTTCAGGTGCCGGAGACATTTCGTCTCCCATTGGAGGCATTTTTCCTTCAGGTGCTGGAGGCATTTTGTCCATAGATGGCTCGGCAGGCGCCGCTTCCATTGGAGGAATATCCGGAGTTTTAGTTTGTTTTAAAACATATTTAGTCGCTTCTTGTAATATTTCCTGACCTATTAAATAATCAAGACGTTTATATGCTTCTCCATATGATGAAAATTTATTTTTATTTTTCATGAACATGCCACCTATATATTCCAAAGAGTTTTCAGTTAACCCCTTTTTAACATAAAATCCGTCTTTTTCTTTAACAATACCATATACTCCACCGATTTTAGATTCAGTAACATATTCTGGTTTATCAACAGATACAGATGGTTTTGCGGTTCTGCCATAATTAGCAATTTCAAGGATTCTTTTTATTTTTTCATCCCCAGTTAATTTTTCACTTCCAAGTGGTCTTAATTCTTTCATTTGTATTTGAATTTATTATTTTCTTATTTACATATAAATACATTGAATTATCTAAAAATGTGGCTCATTGCTATTTAAAGATTAATTTATTGATTATATTATTAAAAATTATTTTTTATTTATTTAAAGATAAGTTTTTATTAATCAGAGATCTTTTTAAATTGAGTAGTTTTTCTATATATTTGTCTCTTCGTAATAATTTGAACACCAAATTTTCATATGAATATTCTCCTCCTTTATCAAGGCCGCATTTTCTGAACTTTTTTATTTTAATGCTAAGTTCATTAATTTTTTCTAAAATATCGGGTTCATCAGATTTTTTAATTAATTTATCTATTTTTTTTTGAATATCTTCGGCTTTATTGATGATTTTTATATCATCAATGTTTTGTGATTCTTTTTTGGGTTCAACTAACCATTTATTATGAAGCACAGAATATACACCAGAAGAAATGTGTGGTTCTTTTAAATCTTGGACATATATTTCGACATCATAATTTTTTATCCTAATATTATACTTATGATTCCAATAATCTTTTTTTGTATCGAAAAATTCCTTGAATATATTTCTGAGTAATATTTGATTTTTATCTTCAGTGCCAAATTCGTCCATATCTAAAATAATGTGTAAATCCACGTCAGAATAACTTGACCAATTGTAATTTGACAATGAGCCTGTAAGGACAATATCGTGTACGAAAAACTCAACACTCAGAGTATCAAGAAAATTATCACTAATTTTCAATAATTGTTTCCGTATATCATTATGCATAACAAAAGATTCCCCATCACGTTTGAAAATATCAGGTGATAAAGAATCTTTTGTTTTAAAAGATTTTACAATCTTTTCGTCTTCTTGTCTGTCTTCAATTAATTCTTCAAATAAACTCATTTAATTTTTTTGTAATTATAAATTTTTGCAATATTATTATTGAAAAATTTACCTTGAGACTCGGACATTCTTAATTTAGTAAATATTTCCCAAGGAACTTTTTCGTACTCATAAATACCACCAGAAATAAAAGTTACAGTTAATATACTAGCCTCTGTATCATAAGATGCCGATACTAGATTAGATGATTTAATATCTACGTTAATCATCTTTCCTTCAATTTTTTCAGAAATTATGCTCATATTTGTTATATTTTGGACCAATATATGAAAAATTTATTAATAAAAAAAATCTAAAATATAATTCTTGTGAATTATTTTTTATTTCTTTGCTCTTTTATGATATTTGCAACAATTTTTGTAATGTCGGATTCTTTTAATTTAATAACTTTTTCTCTTTTATTTTCATTTATATAATCATCAGTTCCATCATCATATTCATCATCATCATATTCATCATGTTCCCATTCAATGTTATCCTCGCCAATTTTTTCAACAAAATTTTTAACCCTATCATCGATAAATTTCATAGTATCAGGATATTTACGAATATTTTCTAATTTATCGAATAAATCGTGATATTCTTCATCATTTAAATCTCCAAAAAGTTCTTCAGGATCACGGATGATATAAATTCCATTCAGATTACTAATTAATTTTACGTCACTATTGTTTTCAATTTCCCAATCTTCATACCATTCATCCCCAGGATCTATTCCTTCTTGTTTCCAAGGAGCGTCCGGATCTGCGTCTGCGCCATCAGGATAATTGTAATTATCATACTCGTTCATTTCTTCTTGGTCTGGTACATTGTCTGGTTCTTCAATATTTTCAACATCTTCTGCTTGTTGTTCCATTGATCTAACCATAGATTTTGTTAAACTGTTATTTACTTCTTCACCAAAACGTTCCATGATTTCATTTTCATCTCTTAAATCAATGAATTGACCGCCAGTTAAAAATCCAAGGACATTTTTTAAGTTAATTGTTCTCCAAGCACTTTTTGATGCCAATTCTTTATCACCAGTTTCTTTTAACGTTCTGATATAAGCGTTAATGTCGATTACTCGTTTTAGATTATTATTTGATTCAACATTTGCCTGTTTTTCCGTTTTTTCTTTTTCGCTTGGAACATATGAACTTAAATATTTTCTTACACCCATATGTCTAACAGATCCATCTTTTTTGACGAAAGCGACACTAACAGTTTTATTTTTATCAAGAGCATTACGCAAAATTTCTAAATTTTCATTAGTTCTGAAACTTTCATAATCTAATTCATTCATTTCAAATTGTTCGTTAATCATCAATTCAAGAACTCTTTTAATTTGTCCTTCAGATAACTTAATTATTTGTCTTTTATTTACTTTCATGTTAATATTTTAATATATAAATATTAGACAGGCATAAAAAAACCTGGTTAAACCAGGTTCGTTTTATCTAATCTCAATAACCTTTTCTTTCGTCTCGGGGTCTTTTGTTGGTAAGTGAATTTTTAATATACCATTTTTTACTTCCGCAACGATTTTTTTATCGATTATATCATCAGATAAGAAAAATGATTTAGAAAATTTTTCGACAAAATACGTTTCATTATTTTCGTTTTCATTCTCATAATTAATTGTTATCTTTCTATCTTTGATAATAATTTTTAAATCATCCTTTGTTAATCCGGGAACTAACATTGTCACATTATATCCATTATCTGTCTTATCCACGAAAGATTTAGGCTTTGTTAAAACATTATTCACGGGATCAAAAATACTTTCCATTGTACTAAAAAATGGATCATTAAATAGTTTAGTCATATTCTTTTTATTTTAAAGTTTATTTATTATTTATATGGTATAATACAAAATCAATACCAAGATAGAAATCTGTCATTTTGTCAGTTAAAAAATATTTTCGATTAATTTTTACCATTCTTTTGTTTATTTCAAAAAATTGTAGTATCTTTGTACTAAATTATTGAAGTACAATTTGGATATATACCACCAAAAGTGTCGATGTTTATTTAATCACCCATTTTAATTCTTATAAAATGTGCTAAAGTGTATTTTATATGAATTTTTTTAATTATCTTTGTATTGTAAAATTTTAAAAAATAAAATATATGTCAGGAATAGATTTTTTTGAGGATGGACCAGTTACAAGCTCTAAAAAAAATAAAAAAGGATCAGATACACCGATTCTTGATAATTTTTCAAGAGACTTAACACAATTGGCGCGTGATGGGGCTATCGACCCTATAATTGGTAGAGAAAAAGAAGTAAAACGAATAGCACAAATTCTTTCACGTAAGAAAAAAAATAATGCTATTATCGTTGGAGATGCAGGTGTTGGTAAATCTGCATTGGTCGAGAAATTAGCGTTATTAATAAGTAAAGGAGAATGTCCCACTAGTTTAATGGATAAACGTATTGTATCGTTAGACTTAACATCGTTAGTCGCGGGTACAAAATATCGTGGGCAATTTGAGGAACGTATTAAAGCGATATTAAATGAATTACAAGACGTAACCAATGTTGTTGTTTTTATTGACGAACTTCATACAATGGTCGGGGCAGGAAATGCAAGTGGATCAATGGATGCCGCGAATATTTTAAAACCCGCATTATCAAGAGGAGAAATTCAATGTATTGGTGCAACGACGTTAGATGAATATAAAAAACACTTAGAAAAAGACGGTGCATTAACCAGACGATTCCAAAAAATAATTCTGAAAGAACCCACGCAAGAAGAAACAATTCAAATCCTTCATAATTTGAAAGAAATCTATGAAGATTATCATAAGGTATTTTATGAAGACGATGTAATTGAAAATATTGTAAAATTATCTGGCAGGTATATAACCGATAGGTTATTCCCAGATAAGGCGATTGATGTACTTGACGAACTTGGTTCAGAAAAACGAGTGACAACTGAAATACCAGAATCTTTTGAAAAATTGAAAAAAGAAGCTGAAGAATTAAATAATAAAAAAATAAATGTGGTTAAAGAACAAGATTATGAACTTGCTGCAAAACTTAGAGACGAAGAAAAGAAATTGTTAAAAAATCTTGAATCTGAAAAGGTGAAATGGTTGGAAAATATGAAAAATAATAAAATTCATATTACTGTTGATGACGCATATAAAATGATTACAGAAATGACAACTGTTCCTATTAGTAAATTGGATGGCACCGAATCAAAAAAACTCCTACAAATGGAAGAAATACTTTCGGAAAAAGTAATTGGTCAAGATGAGGCAATTTCAATTATTTCAAAGGCCATTAGACGTAATCGTGTAGGCATTAAAGACGGAGGAAGACCCATAGGATCATTTATTTTTTTAGGATCGACTGGGGTTGGTAAAACATACCTGGCTAAATCAATTGCCGAAATTTTATTTGGAGATCCCGAAAAAATCATTCGTGTTGATATGAGCGAATTTATGGAACGTCATAATGTGTCAAAGCTTATTGGATCACCTCCTGGGTATGTTGGATATGATGAAGGAGGTCAATTAACTGAAAAAGTTAAAAATAATCCTTTCTCAGTTATACTTTTTGATGAAATAGAAAAGGCACATAAAGATGTCTTCAATCTTTTACTTCAGATATTAGATGAAGGTCACTTAACAGATTCATTTGGCAGGAAAGTAAACTTTACTAATACGCTTATTATCATGACATCAAATATTGGAGCTAAAAAAGTGTCAGATTTTGGTAATGGAGTGGGATTTGAAACATCAACAAGTATAACACAAAAAGACGAAGTTAAAAAATCAATGATTAGAAAGTCATTGAAACAACAATTCACACCCGAATTTTTGAATAGAATAGATGATGTTATTATGTTCAATTCTTTAAATAAAGATGCCCTGAAACAAATTATCAATATTGAAATTAGTAGACTGGTTAATAGGTTAAAAGATAAAAATTATCTAATTAAATTCGATGATTCAGTTATTGAAGAAATTTTTAATCTTAATCACCAAGAAGAATATGGTGCAAGGCCAATAAAACGAATTATTCAAAATCTTTGTGAAGATTTTTTAAGTGATGAAATTTTAAAAGGAAATATAAAAGAAAATATTAATGTAAAAATAGTTTTTAAGGATAACATATTAAAGTTAAGTAAAAAATAAAAAATAAAAAATTATTTTTAAAAAATAATATATATTTATATACTTGAAAGTTTTCTTTGCCGATTATCTTTCGTTTTCCAGATAAATGGGGTTGAACCCATTAATGACCATAAAACCCCAACAACTCGTTGGGGTTTTTTTATGACGTTAATAATAATCCTAATCCTATAGTAATAAATGCAATAATCTCTATCCACCATGATCTGTTTTTTTTATTAAAGATTAGAAGTAAAATGGTAGATAAGATAAAGACCATTAATGGAAGCCAATTATGTCTTTCAAAACCAATTCCGAGTAAAGCAAATACAATACCAATAAACGCCCCTATAAAATGAATATAAGGTTGTATGTCATTTTTTAATTTAAACATAGTTGCAACCCCAACGGCACACAAACCTGCTCCTGATAAAAAGAAAAACTGTGGAATTTTACCATTTGTTTGAAATAACATTAAAAATCCTAATCCACAACAAAATAAGGTAAATAAACTATACCAAATACCACCTAAATCCCTAAGTCTATACCAAGATTCGGATATTGATTGTATTATACCAAATTTGCACATTATAAATGTCACATAAGATGTAAAAATTAAAACTTGTAAGATAGATATAAACATATAGTTGCTTTATTATAAATATTTTTGGTATTGTCAAAAAAAAATATTATATTTGTTTATAATTTTAAAAACACAAAATGACAAAAAATAAAAGAGAATATTTTAGAAAATTAGTATATACTACGAATTATGGATCGTTCAATGAATTTTATACGGAAAATAAATCTGAAATATATAGAACGATTGTTGACATTTTTAACGAATATAAAAGTACAGATAAAAAAGTATTAACTTTTAGTTTAAGTGCTTTAATAACAAACATTAAATGGATAACAGAATTTAGTTTTACAAAAGATCAGTTTTTTGTAATGAAACGGGATGTTCTTCCTTATTTTGAAGAAATGGAAGATTATGAAATGTGTGCCAAAATAATGCGCCTCGATAAAGAATTACTTGTTTAAACATTCGTTATGTTTTCATCTGTGGAATCAACACTAGAGTCGTCGATTGATATGTCTTGATTCAAATCATTATCTATGATATCCGAGCCACTATGTCTTTTATTAATGTATTTATCAACTGAAGAAATCCCAAATACACCTAAAGTTAAAATCAAAAATGATTCATACACATATTGGTGTATTATTAATTCTCTGCCCGCAAATCCAGAAATCAAATCCGCTAACGCAAATAAAAACATAATACAAAATGATATAAACCCAATAACGGTCTTTTCATTTATATCATTTCTATCTTTAAAAAAATTAATAAAATTCGTCATAAAATCATTTACTAATAAATATTCTATTTTAATTAATATTAAATAAAACAAAAATGAAAATTCAAATAATTATTACATAGCTATTTGAATTTTTTTTTATGACAACATTTGAAATAAAAGTAATATTAGATAAATTATATAAAGTCAATGATCTTTTAAGAAAAGAGTTTTCAGGTTTATATGTGGCTTCTCTTGGTAAAAACTACGTTAATTATGTTTGGGTTCGAGATTGTTATTATCAATCAAAGCCAATGTTAAATAAAACACCTGAAGCCTATATACAAACATATCATAGTTTACTTGATTATTATAAAGGATTAAATTATAAGTATAATAATAAAGTTGACCATTTAATAAAAAATCCATTTCCATTAGATAACATCAGATTTATTCATCCGAGATTTTATCCAAATTTAAAAGAAATCACGGGCGATTGGGGAAATTTACAAATCGACGCATTAGGTTATTTCTTTTTAGGTATAGCCGAAGGTTTACAAAATGGATTAGACATTATCAGAGATGAATCTGATAATGAAATTATTAATAAGCTTATAAATGTACTGGTAAGTATAAAATATTGGAATGTACATGATAACGGAATTTGGGAGGAAAATGAAGAAATACACGCGTCGTCATTAGGCGCCGTATTAGGAGGTTTAATTGCCCTAGAAGACACTGGATTTAATATGCCGCTAAAAATTTATCGAAACGGAAAAAAAAGATTAAACGATTTACTACCAAGTGAATCATTAAGTAAAAAAATCGATTTGTCCCTTTTAACGTTAATATACCCATTTAATGTACTCGACGATTATAACACTAAGATAATAATTGAAAATGTTCATAAATATTTGGAGAGAGAAAGAGGATTAATAAGATATATTGGTGATAAATATTATAACACAAATATCGATAACCCAATTGGAAACGAAGCGGAATGGACGTTCGGGTTCGCCTATTTATTTTTTTATTATGTTGATAAAAATTTTGATAAGGCAGAACAATATCTATTGAAATTAATTTCGCTAATCGATGATAATGGGTATATACCTGAATTATTTTATTCTAAAACAAATACACCAAATGACAATAACCCCTTGGGATGGTCAGTATCAATAACAATTTTGGCTATTGAAAAATATTTGGAAATAATTAATAATAAATAATTATTAAACCATAATATTGACAATCAACTAATTATAAAAAAACTTTATTTTTTTTTAAAAAAAAGTTGACTTTTTCTTTGTTATATCAATATTTATTTATATATTTGCATATAATTTTAAAACAACAAACAAAAATGAAACGATATACGTACATAACACTTCTTGGTACAACCGACAAAAAATGGGCGGATGAGGGAAAAGTATACATATCTGGGAAAATTTTAGTTTGAGCACATTAAAAATCTACTATATAATCACAACTAAAAGGATCTCGGATGTAAATTCGGGATTTTTTTATTTTTATATTGTTCTTAAAAATATTGAAAATGTATGAGTGGCAGAATGGTCATGCAGCGGTCTCCAAAACCGTGAGTTTACTCAACGTGGGTTCGAATCCTACCTCATGCGCAAGGTGAAAAAATAATCACCGTAAAAAAATGTTACAAAATGTTTGGCAATTTAAAAAATTGTTCGTACCTTTGTAACCGAAATAAAAATAAGGTCTTTGACATGTTGAAGTTTTAAATAAAAAATATAATTCTTTAATTAAGAATTATCATAAAGATGTCGCTGTTGACAAAATTGGAATAAGTCCCCACCCTTTCACGGTGGTCATTGTGGGTTCGAGCCCCATCGGCGATACATATGGAGTAGAGGTGTTATTGGAAACATCCTTGACTGTCACTCAAGGGATTGCGGGTTCGATACCCGTGTACTCCGCAATGGATGAATAAAAAATGGGTTGTGTAGTGTAACCTGCTTAGCACGGAACACCTGCAATGTTCAAGAGGAGTTGAAATCTCACACGATCCACAAATAATGTTCTTATAGGTTCAATGGTAGACTAGATGACTCTTAATCAGTGGGTATGAGTTCGAATCTCATTGGGAACACAAGAAAATGATTCCGTGGCCGAGATAGGAACGAGGCACTAGACTTTTAATCTAGGATACGAAAGTTGTACAAGGGTTCGAGTCCCTTCGGAATCACAAAATAAACGGGCTTGTAGTTCAATTGAACAGAATTTTTGACTACGGATCAAAAGGTTGGGGGTTTGAATCCCTCCAGGCTCACAAAATTGAGGGTGACGCATAAGTGGTGGTGCACTAGCTTGCCAGGCTGGAATAGAGTCGGTTCGATTCCGATTACCCTCTCAAATTTTTATCGAAAACCGATTTTTTACTCATAATATGATATTTATATATAAAATACATATTATGAAGTGGAATATGGAAGAAACTAAAAAGGCCATTGAATTACATAAATTAGGAAAAAGATTTGAAGAAATTGCACTAATACTGAATAGAACAACAAGAAGTATTGATCTTAAATTGAAAAGGAATGGGTTATATGCAAATAAAAAAAATACAGATGAAACAATAATTTGTAAAAATTGTGGAAAGTATTTTATTTCAAAAATAAAAGATAAACGAAAATTTTGTTCATCATCTTGTTCTGCAGAATTTAACAATAAAAATCGTATGAGAGTTAAAAAATTAAAATTTTGTCTAAATTGTAATAAACAATTAAATAGCCATCAATATAAATTTTGTTCAAATATTTGTTCAGGAAAATTTCAGACAAAATTAATATTTGAAAAAATTGAAAATGGTGACGAAACTTTACATTTTAATGCATACAAAAGATACTTAATAGAGAAAAACGGAGAAAAATGTATGAAATGTGGATGGAATGAAAAACATCCAATTACAGGAAATGTACCAATTCAATTAGAACATATTGATGGAAATTCTGATAATAATAAACTTGATAATTTATTATTACTTTGTCCTAATTGTCATTCGTTAACTCTAACGTTTGGTGCATTAAATAAAGGAAATGGTAGAGAACAAAGAAGAATAAAACGTAATGAAAAAAAATAGGTCTTGGGGAGTCCCTAAAAGGTATAAATAACCTGTCCCCATCCAACGCATCCTTCATATAGTTGGTTATTATTCTGGCTTTGTAACCCAGTCACATTGGTTCGAATCCAATAGGGTGCTCAAATTATTTTTTATTTTCGATGCAGATGTAGCACAAAGGTTAGTGTAGGAGATTTCCAATCTTCTGATGTGAGTTCGATTCTCATCATCTGCTCTTTATAATACCCGCGTAGTCCAATTGGAAGAGGCGTATGATTTAGAATCATAATGTTGACAGTTCGAATCTGTCCGTGGGTACAAAAATTTAAAACTATTATGAAAAAAACAAAATTAATTATTATTTTTTTATCAATTATTCTTAGTACATTATTATATAGTCAGACCGTAGGAATAGCGTCATATTACGCAAATAATTTACATGGAAGAAAAACTGCTAGTGGATCTAAATACAATAAAAACGAATTGACATGTGCCCATAAGACACTTAAATTTGGTACAAGATTGGTTGTTAAACATTTAAAAACAAATAAAGAAGTTGTTGTGATCGTTAATGATAGAGGCCCATTTGTAAGAGGAAGAATCATTGACCTGTCGGCACAAGCAGCAAAAGAAATAGGCATTTATGGAAAAGGATTGGCTAAAGTCGAAATAAAAAAATACATTGAAGATGTAAATTTTGAATATGATAAAATGACGCCTCTTTATCCGAATAAAATTATATTTCCAAAAATATCACCTTACGAAGATCCTTTAGAACTAAAGTTTAAAAATTACTCTAAATCTATACTAATAATATAGTTATAGAGGATAAAATAAACCAACAAATATTAATATGAAAAAAAACAAACAGAAATTGTAATAATTGCGGTAAATCTGTTGCCACATCAAATACCAGTGAAATTATTTTTTGTTCCAAAGAATGTATGGATGCATATTCAAGATTAAATAATAACGAATTTCATAATGAAAGTAAAATTGTTGATAAAGAAAAAAAAATCTGTGAAATATGTGAAAATGAATTTAATTTAAATATATTACGTGAAGTTAACATTAATGGTAAAAACAAACATATTTGTGGAAGTTGTTATAAAGGATTAATTCATTTTTCTAATAATATAAAATATTTAGAAAACGCTATAAAATTTTTAAAATAATATGAAAACAAATGAAAGGGCATCTATCTTCTAGTACAAATAATAGAAGATATGAAAGCAAAAAAAATTATGGATGAAACTACGAATCGTTATGAATATAATAGAGTTCGTAAACGTTATTTAGAAGGAAGAGAAATTGATTGCAGTTATTGTAAATATCATAAAGGCGATAATTGTGATCATAAGTGGTACGGAAAAAATTCGTCCGGCGATTCTCTTAGATATCCAAATTGGAAATTAGTGTCCAAAAATAAAAAACAATGGATAAAAAAACCAATGAAAATTAAAGAAGTGATAACCACATATCGTAATTATATTGAAATCACTTTTTAAAGGAACGGGTCTATTGAGCAACTGGTTGGCTCGCTTGACTGTAAATCAAGTCTTAATCGCTTGGGGGTTCGAATCCCTCTAGGCCCACTTACAGGTTATAAAATAAATATTTCGGGATAGCCGCGATGATGGTGGTATCGTGACAGACTGTAAATCTGTTCCCACAGGGTAAACATTGGAGGTTCGAATCCTTTCTATCCCACTTACGGCTCATAATTTGACAAATATGAGCTATAAATTGAAACAAAATGAGCTTAAAAATATTTTTATAAAAAAAAGATAATGAAAGGAGATAAAGAATTAAACAGACTTTTCAAATCATTAACGCCTGAAGTGTTAGAAGAAATGAAACAAGAACGAATTGAAGAAAAAAACAAATTGACATCAGAATGGCAATTAGGTTATTATGTCGGTAACTATATTGTTTATCGTTATCTTCCATCAATAAGCGTCGAGAATGACACAAGAAATGTAATATCAATGTCATCGGAAGATGAAACTGAATATAAAAAAACCGATGAAGATTGGTTTAATAAAAGATCATTAGGTAAAGAAGCAAATGAAGAATGGGTAATTTTTCAAGAATGTAGAAAAAAATTATTGAAAAAATACCTTCCTAATCCATTACAATGTCATTTAGGATTATTAAATATAACTAATATGGAAGAATTTAAAGATGGAATTATGACTTCATTATGGGATTCAGATGTTTGTAATTATAATATAGACCCAGATAACATTAAAATTTACGACGATGATGATATGTATTTTACTATAATCGAATTAGGGTTAGATAAAGACGATGGCATAAAAAAATAGGTATATTTATTTAATATGAAAATATTAATAACCGAACAACAATTAAAAACTTTATCTGAAGTTAGATATTTAAGGCCTCCAAATTATATGACTAAAAATTATGGAGACGAAAAACCAATAAGTGATACTGAAACAATTAGGGTATTTCACGGATTTGCCTATTTTAAAGATTTAGAAACTATTTTGAAAAACGGATTATCCGGGAAAGAGAACGCCAGTAGAATATATAGTTTTGAATATGGTAATAACCCTTATGGATTATTTGTTTCAATAGACTTCAATTTAGTTGCCAAAAATTTTGCGCATGGCGGCGTTATTATTGAATTTTCAACAAAAGTATCTGATTTAGAAGCCCCCGTTTGGGTTGGTGGCCGAAGTTATTTTGTTCAAGGAGAATACACTAAATCGTTTAAAGACTTAGATGAAAGAGAACAACAAAGGATACTTAACAGACAAAGAGCGGGCGAAAATCCATATGAGGCAATATCCAAATCGGATAGACCTGAATTAGCCGAAACGTTATTTGAAAATTATGAAAGACAAGCGTTATATATTGGGGATTTAAATCCGAATATGATAAAATATATATGGTATAATGAAAGGATGCATAAAAATAGAATGACTGACGGGAAATGGAAAAGATATAAAAGAAAAGATTTTGTAAATAAATTTAATATTAAAACTGAAAGAGGTAGATATGATTACTTTTTACCTAATGAAGATTTTTCTATTGAAAAATTATTAAATAATTTGAACTATGATAAACATCACAATGAATATACCGAAGATCAATTTCTGTTCTATGCTTTAATAAACGATGAAGGGTATCGTTTAAAACAAGATTTACATATGTATCCTAAGCAAATAAAACAAATTATGGATCTAAGAAAAGAAAATTATTTTCAAAAATTCATCGAAAATCATAATAAAGAAAAATAAATTTGATTATATGAAAAATACATTTTATGGATATTAGGTTTAAATAACTTAATATTATGAAACCATTTAAAAAATCAAAAATTGCAAGAACAACGACTTGTAGAAAAGAGTACAACATTATAACTAATCTTGATTATTTAGATCCTTATTGGGATGAAGGTATTTCTTTATATCCTATGTTAAGAAAAGGTTTTAAAAATTCAAAAAAACGTCTAATGAGCTACCAAGTAAGAATGTTTCGAACTTGGAAACACAATAGAAAAACACAATGGAAATGACGGATAAATCGTGCATTAATTATCAAATTAGGGGTTAATGCATTATAATGAACAAAAGATTATGTATTATATTATACAGGAAAAATTATTTAAGGAAGAAAATTACGATAATTTGATAAGGACTATTGAAAAATTTGATCTATCATATGAAATTGTAACATTACTTCCTTTTGTTGAAGATTTTGATTTTAAGACTGATAGAAAAGATGTATTTCCTTTCGGAGCAGTAAAAATGTCAAGAATTTCAAAAAAATACGGATGGTATCCCGGATCAACATTATGTGAAAATCATGATTATGAGGTATATAGTAGACATTATAAGGATAATCTTTTAAACTATGATTCAGAAATTATAAATTTTGGAGATGAAAATTTTTTTCATAAGGAAATATTTTTCGCTAGACCGACACTAGATACTAAAGTTTTTACAGGACGTGTTTTTGACATGGAACAATGGGAAAATTTTAGATATGAACAATTGACTAATGGACATTCAACAATTTTAGACAAAAATACTAAGATTCAAATTTCTTCAGTAAAAAAAATACAAAAAGAAATAAGATTCTGGATAGTAAAAGGTCAAATTGTTACCGCTAGTCAATATATGTTAGGTAATAGATATTGTTTAGATGATATAGTTGATGAACCCGCTTATGATTTTGTAAATAAAATGATAAATTTATTCGAAATTAATGAAACGTTTGTAATGGATGTCTGTTTAGTAGATGGAAATTATAAAATTGTTGAATGTGGATGTACAAATAGTGCTGGTTTTTACAAAGCAGATATGCAAAAGCTAATAATGAGCTTGGAAACTTCATTTTCTTAAAAAAAAAGTGTAAAATGTTTTGTATTTTAAAAAAATTGTCGTATCTTTGTAACATCTAAATTTTTTATATTGAAAATAGAAGACGAAACAGTTCAGGTCCAGTCGGCTATTGTGATATGTAAGGAAAGTGAGGCTGGGATTCCTTCGCATTTAAAGTATTACTGAAAAATGTAATCGTCACAATTATATCTTCTTTTTAAAAAAAAAACAAAAATATTTTGTATTTTAAAAAAAATATTGTATATTTGTAATATGAAACCAACTGTTGATAACAATGAAGAAACGGAAGAATTATTAAACATGGCTTCGGGATATATAAATTATTAAAAAAAAAGTTCTTAAAAATTTGGTAGTTACAAAAATTTATAGTATCTTTGTAAATGAAAAAGATATATCGCGGTGTGGAGAAGTAGGTATCTCATCTGTCTCATAAGCAAGAAGTCCCGAATAGGGTTTACACAGGTTCGAATCCTGTCACCGCAACAAAATTTAAAACAACAACGTTCTTTAAAATATTGAAAAAAAAAGTAAGTAGTGATTGATAAGGGTTACTTCGCGTTTTTAGCTCATTTGGTAGAGCAAAAAATTGGGTTTTTTAGGTAGTGGGTTCAACTCCCACAAAATGCAACAAATACACTCTGTCAGACTTTCTCTTACTTAATTTACAAGGAATAAAAAAAAAATAAAAAAAAAGTTGTAAAAAATTTGGTAGTTACAAAAATTTATCGTACTTTTGTAAAGTCAAATAAAAAACAACAACGTTCTTTAAAATATTGGAAGATTTTATGAATGAGTACTTCGATTCTTCGGAATCTCGGAAAATTCAAGACGGCCGCCTATGGTCGTTAAATAAACTACGAAAGTAGGATAAAGTGGACAGGGTTGGTTATCTTGTCTGCGGTTTGATAATCGAAAGGTTATTGAGCTCGAGTAGGCAAGTGGAATATCATTTGACCTGAAGTAGTGAGGGTAACTCCGTAGCGAAATGGTTGGATGACATGGCTAAGTAGATAGTCAGGTTGAGTTCGGAAGAACAATAAGAATAATCCATAGAATTGTTGTAAAAAGTGTGGACTTAATCCCTTCACATCATTGCGGAATTCAATATTAAAGTAGGCTTAAAACCGAAAGGTATGGTATTGTACAGGTGGTGCTGTTATTACCCTTATATGTAACTTACCAAGGTTACATATCTGAAGTAGACTTGAAATATGGTGATAGGGATATCACATCGGGTAGTTTGGTATTTCGTTGTTCAAAAGATAATGAAGCCAGTGGTGAACCACTACCTGAACACATCTACACACCAAAACTTAAATTTACAATGTTTAATGTAAAAATTAAAAATAATAAATATAAGCGAAAGTGTTCACCAGTTACGGACGAAAGGTGCGTACTTAGTAATGGGATGTCCATTGCCACTTGTAATAGCCAAAATCAAGTGATTCAATTGAAAAATTTCTAACACCGCAAGTGTGAGTCAGCTCGGCAGGGTTGAAGAGACGGATTAGATTGAGAGTAGTTAGTAACTTTAAGAGTGGTTTACTTAAATAACCCGCATTGACTTGATACCATTCAAAAGATGGTGGATAATAAGGGAAACAATAATCCTTATAAAGACAGGTCACTAAAGGAGTAATCTCATCCAATAATTGGTCTTATAGTGTACGGGCACACTTTCCCTACGTGGATATTAACATCAAACAGGGAAGGAAGATATAAAGGTTCAAGTCCTTTATAGACCTCAAAAAATCCTTATTAATGTTGATAAGGCTCAAGGCTAAACGGGAGTGTGAAAAGAGATATAGTGGTTTTACAGAATCAAGCAATAGCCAACTGTAATAGTTGTTAAAAATATTAAAAAAAAAATCAGTAGTAAGTGATTGAGTTACATCGTAAATATTGGTTCGAATCCAATACCATCCGCCTAAATGGATAGTTAGTCAAATGGTTAGACGCAATTCTTGAAAAATTGTTACAAACAATACACTCACCACGTTTTCTCTGATTTAAATTATATGGGGGATTAGCAAAAAAAAGAAAACGCTAAGTTAGACTTTCTCTGGCAACAGTAGTAATTGATTTAGTTACATCGAAGGTAAAGCAATAATTATGTGAAAATTATGTCGAAAGACGTTGGAGGTTCAAATCCTTCATCCCCCACTAAGTCGTTTTTGTACTTTACTTATATTTATATTTTGTATATATTATAAGAAAAAGTACAAAATATGGCAAGAAAAGAAAAAAAGTATCATTTTATCTATAAGTAGAATTTTAATAAAAAAAAGTTGTTAAAAAATTTGGTGGTTACAAAAATTTATAGTATCTTTGTAAAGTCAAATTTAAACAAAAGAGTTCTTATACAAATTAGATATAAAGAGTAGTAACGGTAAGTGTTTCATCGTAGATCATTTGGTAGATCATCCGCCTTAAAAGCAGAAAGTAACTGGTTCGATTCCAGTCGTTAACAAAATACACTTCCAAATTTCTCTCTTTTAAAATGTTATGATTGGTAAAGCCTCTACAACAGAAATGTTGCACGTAACCAATCGATATAAAGTGGTAATGATATCGGTTACTTCGATAATTTTTAAAGCAAAAGAAAACAATTCAAAATCAGCCGTATCAAAATTTCCCTTTTTCAAACGAAAGTTTTAAAAGACCTGTTCATTAACTATAATAAGCAGGTTTTTTTATTACCTAATAAATAAAATTAGTGTTTAATTAAAAAAAAAGTAAAATTATGTCAAAGTACAACACAAAGGTTAAAACTTCAAATGAAGTGGTTAACAAACAAGGTGGAACAGGTATCAAATTCAAACCAGAAATGGAATTGATTGGCCTATTAGCCACAGGATTAGATGGACGTTTTTACGAAAAAGAAAATGAACGTGAATCACGTTTAATTCAATTGATTAAAGAAGTCGGAAAGAAAGACCCTGAATTAGTTGCAAAAGCATTAGTTTATGCACGTACTAATATGGGACAACGTTCAGTAACACATGTTGGAGCTGTAGCTGCATTGAATGTATTAGCTGGAAGTCCATTGGTCACTCGTTTCTTCACTAAACGTAGCAGAGACGAAAACAAAGGTGGTATTGTTTTCCGTTTGGATGACATGTTAGAAATTATTTCTTACTACTTCTTACGTAATCCAGGTAAACCATTACCAAACTCAATTAAAAGAGGTTTCAAAAGAGCATTAGAAACTGCAGATACTTACGAATTGGCTAAATACCAAGGTAAAGGTAAATCAGTTTCATTGATTGATTTGGTGAACTTAGTTCACCCAAAACCAAGTGAAAAAATGCAAGAAACTTTCAAACAATTGATGAAAGGTGAATTGAAACAATTCAACACCGCTGAAGATAAAAACTCAAAATCAGGACAAATTGTTGCTGAAAAAGTCAAATCAGGTGTTATTACTAAAGCTGAAGCTGAAGTTGAATTAAAAGAAGCTAAGGCAGAAAACTGGAAACAATTGATTGTTGAAGGTACTATTGGTTATTTGGCTTTGTTAAGAAACTTACGTAACATTGTTGAACAAACAAATGATGAAGTTTTCAAGAAAGCTATGGATATGTTAACTGACGAAAAACGAGTACGTAAAAGTCTTGTTTTCCCACACCAAATTGATATAGCATTTGAAGTGTTATTATCTGAAGGTAATTTCACATACTCAACACGTAAAAATGCGGTTTTGACCGCAGTTAACAAGGCATACGAATTGTCAATTCCAAATTTAACTGAATTATTCACATATGGTAGAACTGCGATAGTTATTGACTCTTCAGGATCTATGACAAGTTCAGTAAATTTAAATGGAAAACGTATCAATTCAAGAGCGATTGAAAAAGCATCATTAATTGGAGCAACATTGGCTAAAGGTATTGGTGCAGATCTATATCACTTCTCTAATAGATGTGAACAATTATCATATAATCCTTTAGATACTGTTAATACAATCAAACAAGTGGTTTTAAATCGTATGTACGGTGGTGGTACTGAATTTAACACAATATTCAGCACATTAAAAGGTAAATATGATCGTGTATTCGTTATCTCTGATATGCAAGGTGGCGATTCACTATTGAGAGGTTCTTCATACCAATCATATGTTAAAACAAATGGACAACCATTTATTTACTCAATTGACTTGTGTGGATATGGTACAACAATGTTCAAACAAAATGAAAAATTGATTAATCTTTTCGGTTACTCAAGTGATATTTTTGAAATGGTTAAGAAATCTGAAATTAACCCAGAACAAATTTTAAAAGAGATTCGTGCTATTCAAATCTAAGATGTGGGGGAAACCCCACATTTTTAAAATACACAAATAGTGAGGTAAGACTGGTAGGCTATTAACAATATGTTGAAAAATGTATTAGGACAATGACAAAATAACTAAACGAGTAGTCATTGGAAGGGATTTATTTGAAGCATCAAGTTTAGTGTAGAATAAATCGTGTAATTAATTGTGTATTTTTTTTTAAAAATTTGGTGGATTAGTAGAGTTGGGTACAATGTTGGCTTGTCACGCCAAAGGTCACGGGTTCGAGTCCCGTATTCACCGCAAAAACTAATGTACTTAAACTAACACATGTTATTAATTGGTCGTGGTTTTGGGTATTATCCCCAATGATTTTCGTAATTTTATTTATAATAATAATATTTACTGTTTTTTTAATATGGGATTCAAATAAATGAGAATAAGAGAAATGAATTTTTTAATACGTTTTTTTACGGGTAAATCCGTAATAGGCGTTACATTAGCTCCTTTTGGAATATACTTGAAGAAGGACTATCTTAAAGACCCCAGGATTATTAGGCATGAGTTAACACATTGGAAACAACAAATGGAAATGTTGATAATTCCGTTTTATTTATGGTATTTAATAGAATGGTGTATTAGGTTATTTATGAAGGGTAATGCATACCGAAATATTTCTTTTGAAAGAGAGGCTTATAACAACGATAAAAAAATATATTATTTAGATAAACGTAAACCTTTTGCGTGGACTAAGTATTTATTTAAAAAATGATATATTTATATATTAACAATGAAAAATTTTAGAAACATATCGAGACAATCTTTAATACCTAACTTATGTTTGGTTATAGGAACTCGTGTGTCAAATTTGGAATAAAGTATACTTGAAAATAAGTAATAAAAAACCTGAATTTTGACTAAAAACAAAGTTCAGGTTTTTTTGTTCTTTGAAATAATGGCCTAGTGATGAAATTGGTAGTACATGACAGACTTTGAAGTACCGCAAAATTTTATTTGTGTCGTGTTGGTTCAAATTTTATATTTTCTAATATTCATATTAAAATATGTTTATTATGAAATGTAAATATTCTGACGACAAAATAAAGGAGTCAGTTAAAGATAGTTTTTCGATAGCTGAAGTATGTAGACTATTAGGATTAAGACCTGTTGGTGGAAATTATAGAACTTTAAAAAATAAATTTAAAGAATTAGAAATTGACACTTCTCATTTTACAGGAAAGGGTTGGAATGTTGGTTTAAAATTTAAACCTTTTAAACCAATATTATTAGATGATATTTTATCTGGTAAAATTCAATATAGAAACTCTGATAGATTGAAAAAAAGACTATTGGATGAAAGTATAAAGGAAAGAAAATGTGAATGTTGTTCTAATGATATGTGGTTAAATAAACCAATAAAATTAGAATTACATCATAAAGATGGAAATAACACTAATAATAAATTAGAAAATCTTGAAATTCTTTGTCCAAATTGTCATTCACTTACAGACACATTTAGAAAAGGTAAGAGTGCTCTTTCTGAAAAGAGAGAAGTAGAATATCGTAAATTCAAGGAAACCTTACATAGTAATGTTGATGGCAATCTTGAGCCAAGCTTTCAATTGAAAGAAGGTGCAGAGACTATACACGATATACCTAAGTCTAAAAAAAATAAACGATATTGTGATAATTGTGGTAATGAACTTACTCACAATCAAAAAAGATATTGTTCGAATGAATGTTATTTTCAAACCATTAAAGGAAAACGACCAAATGTATTTGAATTATTAGATAAATTTAACGAATTAAAAAATTTCTCAAGTGTTGGAAGATTTTATGAAGTTTCTGATAATTCAGTAAGAAAATGGTGTGTATTTTATGGTATTTTAGATATGGTAAAGAAATAGTCCAGACTACAAACATATTAATATGGTAATGAAAATTATAGTAGTAAGAAAATCTGTTGCTCCGAAAGGGGCGTGTGGGTTCGACTCCCATCTAGGCTACACTTGAATGGTCTTGTGGCGAAATAGGCAGTACGCGATACTCTCAAAAAGTATTGGGATTAAATCCCGTGTCGGTTCGATGCCGACCAAGACTACAAATGGTTCTGTAATTCAATTGGAAAGAATAACTGATTCCTATTCAGTTTGTTAAGAGTTCGAATCTCTTCAGAATCACTTTATTCGAACTATTTTTTAATTAAATATTTACATTTAATTAAAGATCGATATAGATATAACGGAAAAGAATAATGGGGGTGTATCACAACAGTCTTCTAAATTGTATAGTGTAATTGGACGATGTGGGTTCGATTCCCACCACTCCTTCTAATTCATGGGTATGTGCTCGAGTGGCCAAAGGGAACGGTCTGCAAAACCGTAAAGTCATCGGTTCGAATCCGATCATACCCTCAAAAAATTTAAAAAAAGTTGTAAAAAATTTGGTAGTTACAAAAATTTATAGTATCTTTGTATTATCAAAATAAAAAATTAAAATTATGGGACTTTTAAACAAAATGACGGGAAGTAATTTAGTGGATGAAAAAGTATATTCACCTGTGAATGATATTGACATCCGGAAACATTTGAATGAGTCGGAAATTTGGAAAAACGCCTTTAAAAAGGAAGAGATAACCATAGAAGTGTTGAACAAGTATCCGAATATGTATGAATACTCGGTTAAGTTTGACGGTTTAACCCCCGTACAACTAACAGGTGTAAAACCATACAAAAGGTAATAAATGGATAATCGGTGTAAGAATGTGGGTTTTATTCCCACCTTCAACGCCAAATTAAAAAAAAAAATTAAAAAAAAAAGTTGTAAAAACTTTGTAGTTTCAAAAATTATTTGTATATTTGTATATATTTATAAAAACAGAATAGAAAGATGAAAAATAACATGAACATATCGCAATCATTTAGTATGAACCCGTCACATTTTAACGGAATTAGTATTAATGTGCAATCACCAAGGGTGAATCGTTCGGAAATTTTTTATATTATAAAGTAATATTCTTACTTGTATAAAAGGAAATCCGGACACACAAAATGTTCGGATTTTTTTTGTTCTTTGAAATTGATGGTAATATAAAACAAAAATGGAAGTATAAACCCCAGTTGGACTAAGGGGGACGGTCTTGAAAATCGTAGGTCGCTCAACACGGCGTGTCAGTTCGAGTCTGACTACTTCCGCTTTATTTAAATTGTTCTATGGTGTAATGGTAACACAACAGACTTTGATTCTGTATTTTATGGTTCGAATCCATATAGGACAACAAAATTTAACGGGATGTGATCCATTGGAGAGGTTACCTCACTTGGAATGAGGGTTATTGTGAGTTCGAGTCTCACTATTCCGACAAATATTGGGTAATGGGAAAGTTGGTAATCCGCTACATTTGGGATGTAGAAACCGCCAGTTCGAGCCTGGCTTACCCAACAAAGAATAGAAATGAACGGTAGAACGTAGTTGGCACTTACGCCTCGGACTTAAGCCGTGTGCATTTGACGATGTACATGTGGAGCGAAGGTCAAGCAATGTATCTGATTGGATATTCCAATAAAAACGAGGAAATTTTTTATTCTTTATTTATGGGTTCTTGGTATAGCTGGTGCGTACGATGGTCTGAAAAACCATAGGAAGTGGTTCGTTTCCACTAGAACCCACAAAAACAAAGGCGATGTAGCTCAGAGGCAGAGCGAAATCCTGTTAAGATTGGGGTCGAGATTTCGAAATTCTCCGTCGCCGCAAAAAAAAAAACATTTTAATCTTTGAACTCTAACTTTATTTCTATATATTTATTAACATATAAAGTAAATATAATGGAAAGTGATAGTAAAAAAGTTCGAATTATTGAATTAAGAAAAAAAGGTTATAATATTAATGAAATTGTAAATGAATTGGGATGTGCAAAAAGTACTGTTTCATATCATATAAATAAAATTGGACTTGGAGGTGTTAGGTATAAATTTTTAAATGATATTAATGATGACACAATAAAAAGAATAGTCGGACTAAGAAAAGAAAATAAAACATATAAAGAAATTTTAAAATTAATAGATATTTCCGAAGATAAATTAATTAAAATATGTCGAATTTATAAAGTGAACTATTCACCTTCAAAGTTTAAAAATAAAGATGTCAATGTTGAAGAAATAATTTCATATTATTTATCCGTAAATTCTTTACGAAAAACAGCAGTTCACTTTAATTTATCACGAGAAACTATAAGAAAATATATTTCAGATGATATTATAGAAACAAATAAAAAAAACAAAATTAAAGTATCTAAAACAGACGCAGTAATACAATGGAGAAAACGAGTTAAATTAAAACTTACTGATTACAAAGGCGGTAAATGTGAAATTTGCGGATATAATAAATGTATATCAGCTTTACATTTTCACCATAAAGATTCAAATGAAAAAGATTTTACTATTAGTGGTAAATCGTATTCATTTGAAAAATTAAAAAAAGAAGTTGATAAATGTGTTTTAGTTTGTTCAAATTGTCATTCTGAAATACACGATGGTTTAGTAAACATTCAAAAGATTAATGGGAATATAGTGTAATTGGATCAACACCCCACTCTTACAAAGTGGAAACGAGAAGTATAATCCTGGTTCGAGTCCAGGTATTCCTACAATTTAAAATAATTATATTGTGACGTGGATGAATGGTTGAGTCGCCAGTCTGATACACTGGGCCGAAAGGTAATGTGGGTTCGAATCCCTCCATCACCGCGTGATTAGACTGTTATAATTTCATAGACATTTCTGACAATGGATCATAGAAATTAAAAAATGGGATGGTTGATCAATAGGAGATCTTTTGACACGAGTTCGAGTCTCGTCCATCCCGCGACCCCATGATAAGACCCAATACGTAGTGGGCATACAATGTGTTACGTCTCGGTTAGATTGGTTTTAACATTGTTGGCATTCGGGAAAGACCGATAAATTATAGCTCCTTCGCTTAGTTGGTATTAAAGCATCTGGCTTACATCCAGGGGATCATCTGTTCGAATCAGATAGGAGCTACCAAATATATTGTGACGTGGATGAATGGTTGAGTCGCCAGTCTGATACACTGGGCCGAAAGGTAATGTGGGTTCGAGCCCCACCGTCACAACTTTAACGGCGGATCGTCTAATCGGTAAGGACGCAAATCTTATAAATTCGTAATCCCAGTTCAAGCCTGGGCCCGCCGACTTAATTTTGGAAGTTTGCCAGAGAGGTTTAATGGAGCAGTTTGCTAAACTGTGGTCGAGAAATTGGCCCGCTGGTTCGATCCCAGCAACTTCCGCAAATGTTGAAAGACATTTTATATGGAGTAATTGGTGTTAGTGGTTAGCATCCCAGGTTGTGGTTCTGGCGGGATCGGTTCGAATCCGATATTATTCCCAAATAAAATTCCAAGTGTTCATGGGAACTTTCTTCTCTCATAAGGAAGAAAAGATCGGATCGTCACCGATACTTGGAACTTTATTTACTATATCAAAAAAAATGTGTATCTTTTATTATTAAAACAAGATATATGAAAATATTATTTTTAGATCACGACGGAGTAATTTGTCTTAAAGATAATTTTGGAACAAGATTTAAAAAGGGGTTCCATTTAGATAATTCAATATTGAATAGATTCGACGATTTTGATAAAGAATCAATAAAAGTATTGAATGATATCATTAAACAAACAGATTGTGAGATTGTAGTATCTTCCGATTGGAGACATTTAGTGTCCATTGAAGAAATGGGTATGTATTATGAATATCACGGTGTTTTGAAAAAACCGTTTGATTTCACGCCATCAATAAATGATATTGAAATCCCCATCAATTTTGAATGGGAAAGGTTTTATGATTTAGAACAATCAAGAGGGATGGAAATAAAAGAATGGTTAAAAAAACACCCAGAAGTTACTCAATGGGTAGCCGTGGACGATATGAATTTAGGCCTTTATGATGAAACATATGGAAGCAATGAAATATGGGGTTTAAGTAATTTTGTTCTTACAGGATTTGATAACGAAGGTATAAAAGAAATGGGCATAAAAGAAAAAATAATTAAATTTTTAGAATAATGAAAATGGATTTCAGGACTTTAACTAAAAAACCAATTCCGGATGTCATCAAATACATTAAGGATTACTTATTGGTCAACAAAGATATCGAAATATTAATTGGTTGTGATTCACAGAGCTTTGGTACACATGCAACAGTTTATGGGGTGGTAATTGTACTTTATACACCTGGTCATGGAGGACATGTATTATGTACAAGTGAAAATGTGTCATATGAAAAAAACCGGCACGTTAGATTGATATCTGAAGTATGGAAAGCAGTTGAAGTTGCCGAATATTTAAAAGAAAATGATGTACCCGCGCCAAGATGGATAGATATTGATTTGAATCCAGACCCTAAATATGGATCAAATTCCGTACTAAGGCAAGCAGTTGGATTAGTTGAGGGTATGGGATATCATGTAAGATATAAACATAACGGAGTAATGGCCAGTTGTACTGCAAATAATTTAGTAAGACAACGTAAAAAAGTAAGATTGGCTAAGGTATAACTAAAAAGGGAATAAAGTTCCCTTTTTTCTTTACAAATTCTATAATATTACATATATTAAAAAAAACATTAATGAAATCAAATTGTTGATTAAAAATATAATAAATTAGAAAAAATAAAAAAAAGTCCTGTTATTCCAGGACTTTTTTTTTATTTACCGCTTTTTAGTTTTTCGTTTAAGTTCAGGATCGATATTTTTAAATGATAAATATCTATTAACCGAACGAACGGTATGATCCGTTAATTGATGCCTTTTTTTTGGATATTTCATGATATTTTTAAGAACATTTTTTATGTAAATTAATTGTTCTGCCAATGAATAGGTATAATAATTTTTAAAAATAACACCGTTTTTAAGAATAGGTTTTTCTTTTGGATTTTTTAATTGATCTTTTGTGTAAGTTAATTTTTCGTCAGTAAATGGATCGGAAAAATTGTCTAAATCATCTAATGTTAGATTTCCAAATGGAACTTGTTGTTTTGTGGATTGATATTCTTCCTTCCAATGGTTGAATTTTGGTAAAAAATCGCTTAAAACTAAATTTAATTTTGCGAAGAAATTTTCATTAAAAATATTACGTATTAAATGTTCTTTATCTTCTTCATTATCAGTTTCTTCATCTAATAAATTTAAATAATAATTCAAATCTAATTCTTTGTCAAATGATGTATCAACGGCATTTGACTTTCTACCTTTTGTTACGATAAAAGGATTTTTATTTTGTGTAACAACTAAATCTTTTCTTTTTTTATTGATAATTTTATTGACAAGATCCATATTATAACCAAATTGTTTAACAAAATCTTTTAAAACTTCTTCAAAGGGTTCTTTATTTATTCTAATAATATATTTATTAACTAATTGTGTATCAAAAACTTTGCTATCTTTTAAGATTTCTATAAAATTCTGTACTCTATCTGTATTCACTTCAGTTGGTGTTTCATTAATAATTGTTTTTATAACATTTTTAAGTTGATTTTCCGTAATTATTATTTTTTTCATAATCATATTCCAATTTTTACTATAAATACTTTGTCATTATAAAAAAAAAACGTATATTTGAACAACAAATTAAATTAATATTATGAAACAAACTAACGAGTCATCTTTTGATGATGTGATTAAAAATGAAAATAAATTAATTCTTATAGATTTCTGGGGTGAATGGTGCGGACCGTGTAAAATGATAAAACCCATACTTGACGAATTATCAAACGAATATGCCGATAAAGTTTCGATTTTTGGAATAGACGTTGATGATAATCCAAACATCACATCTTCACAAGGAATTAGAAATATTCCAACTATAGGGTTTTATAAGAATGGTGTCTTAGTTGACAGATTAGTTGGGGCATACCCGAAATCACATATTAAATCAAAAATTGAGGAATTAATTCAATAAAGATTTTGATAGAAATATCGAATGGTGGAGTACTGGCAAACCAGCCAGTCCTAAAGGGATGAAGAAATTCGTCCCTTTTATTTCTTTAATTAAAAAATTCTATGTATATTTTCAAAAAAAAAATCTAATGAATAAAAAAGAAGTTATTAGTGTTGTAATATCAACAAGAAAACGTGACGATAAGTATGTTAACGAAATTAAGAAAATTTTGTCCCATCCTAAGAGTGAAGTATTAGTTTATGAAAATGACAATCAATATTCTCTCCCTGAATTATATAATAAAGGTTTAGAAGAAAGTAAAAATGACATTGTTGTTTTTATTCATGACGATCTAATTATAAACGAAAAGAATTTAACTCCGAAAATCGTAAAATTATTTAACAAAAACCCAGAATTTGGTATAATCGGAATTGCTGGAACGGATAAGTTGACATCAGGAAAATGGTGGGAACATCAGACTTGTATGTATGGAAGAGTTGGTCATATTCAGAACAATAGACGTCACGTGAATAAGTACTCAAAACAGACGTTTCCTGACGTTCCTAAAGAAGTTGTGATAGTAGATGGGTTATTTATGATGGTCCATAAAAAACGTCTAAAACACACCTTTAATGAAGAATTCAAGGGGTTTCATTTTTATGATTTACCTATATGTGTTGATAATTTTATGGATGGGGTTAAAATTGGTGTTACAACAAAATTTGATGTAACTCATAAATCAATTGGAGAAGTTGATAAAAAATGGGAAAAGAACAAATATTTATTTGAAGCTCTTTACGAAAAGAATTTTCCTTTAGAAATTAATTAAAAATGAAAAAAGATAAAAAACACGAATACGGTTGCGTAATGTTATATTTTGATTTTCCATCAATGTTTAAAATACAAGATATAATAAATCCTAAAGATATATATGAGGAAGAAGACGATGACACATACGGATTAGAAGAACATCCTCACACAACCCTTTTATTAGGATTACATGAAGGTGTAACAGTTAAACAGATAAAGGGTGTTTTAGATAACTACATATTTGATAAGTGTGTTATTGATAATCCGTCTTTATTTGAGTCGGAAAACTATGATGTCCTTAAATTTGATGTATGGGGAAAGGGATTAAAAGAATGTAATAAAGATTTAATGGAATTTCCTTATACGAATAATTTTCCGGAATATCATCCTCATATGACGATTGCGTATCTTAAAAAAGGTAAAGGTAAGAAATATATTGAAACACTTGACGATAAAAACGCAAATAATTTTAAAGCAACGCCTAATAAGGCGGTTTATTCTATGTCAAACGGCATAGAAATTGATATTCCAATAAAATTTGGATAATTGTTTGGCATTTATTAATATTATACGTATCTTTGTATAAAATAATGGGGGTGTCAGGTATTGATTGGCATTAATATGGTGAATGGGCACGTAGTTGGATATCATCTACAACTTAAAAAAATGGTGGTAAAAAACAATAGGCAACGTATATCGTAGCATGGAAGTAGCTGGTTTACTAGCAACTTCTAAAGTGGCTGTAGCCTAAGAGGCATACAACACAAGGGGTCGGTGAACATATACCCAGCAACAGAAGTTTCAGTGTTAGATACAACCCGAAAATGTATCGGAGTAACGTTCAGAGGACTACTTCATTATAAGTGAACTCGACACAGTTTTTGATAACAATGTTAAAATAGGAATCAAATATTTGTTGGTTGTGAATAATCAAATAAACGTGTAGTCCATACATGGTATGATGAACAAGACGAGGATTCAACTTCCTCCACCTCCACCTAACTAACAGATAATCAATCGATTATCTGTTTGTGTTTATAATTTTCTGAAATTAATTTACATAACTCCCATACCATTTCGTCTGGCATATCATTTTTCATATGGTTAATTGATCTTGATACCCATCTAATATTTCCTTTGATATATCCTTTTGAACTATCTATTCTATCTAAAGATGCGGAATAAATTTGGTTAGTATTAATTTTCTTATATTCACTAATTATTAATTTAATACCTGTAAATTCACAAATTCCATTTTGTTTATCCCATTGTTCTTTTAAATCTTCTAATGTAATTCTAACTTCTATATTTCTACTTCTTTCTCTGTTTTTTATGTTTCTATAATGATATCTAAAATGTGTATATTCATCTCTTCTGTTACCCGAATATAAAGAAATGTCATTAACAATTTTATGACCATTTAAATTTTTAATATTATTTTTACCAACACATGTTCGTGAACAGAAGTTAGGTCTTCCTTTTTCTAAATTTCTTTTAATTTCACTAATTGGTTTTTGAAATATTTTGCCACAATTACTACAAGTGGCGTCGCCCATTTTTCTTCCATTATTATTCATAATTTATCTTTTAATATAAATATTGTGGAAATGAGTAAAAGTCGTGGATGTGGAATAAATAATAATGGTTATTATGCGCAAACAAAGAACCCTTTAGGGGCTCTTTGCCGAGATAAAGTTGAACAACCTCCTTTCGTTAGCCAGTTTATCCTCAAAATGGTGACCAAACCATTTTGAATCTAGTAATAAATATCATATAAAAAAGAAACCTTCGGTATTTCCGAAGGTTTTATTTAATTATTTTAAACTCCTAATTTTCCTGTAAGATTCATATTTTGGGTATCTACTTCAGGTTTTTGTTGTGAAAAAGTACCTGGGGGTTGTGACATTGGTTCAATTTGCGCTCGTTGATTTTCTTGACTTGATGTTTTACAAATTTTAGGAATATCTTCGTCAGTAAATCCATTACTATATCCTATATTTTCAAGTGCTTGTTGAGTTAATGTCCAGAATTTACCATCAGGATCTAAGCCTAAACATCTTTGAACTTGTGGTATTGTTGTTTTATTATAACATCCTTTAGTATATCGCCCTTCTTTACAATTACGATATCTGACAGTTTTTCTGCCTACGCCTCCAGCAGCAGAACTTCCAGTTCCACCCTGTCTATCCCAAGTTATATTAAGTACATCATTCACTCCACCTGCGGATGATCTCGCGGATGGAACTGCTGATGAACCACTCGCTAAAGCAACTACTTCATCTTTTAATTCCATACCTTTTACTCCTAAAGTTCGTACTCCAACTTTATTAATATCATCAATTAAATTGGCCTTTTCATCTCTATAGTAAAAGCCTTTAAATGCTTCTAAAGCCGATTTACCTTTATATGTTTTTCCTTTAAGTGCCGTCAAAACATTTTTTATACTTTCTAAATTATAAACAGCCACCCAACCATCTAAATCATCAACTACGGTGTCTATATAATTACCCATTTGTTCTTGTGAAATTTCATTTGAAGATTGTTCAGTAATAATATTTTTTATAATCGACATCATTTTTAATGATTCTTGTAGTGATTCAATATCTTTACAAGTATAATTTCCTCTTTTAGTATTATCAAATAAAATAATTCTTCCATTTGAATAAAGATAAATACCACCTGCCCTGTCGTATTCAGGAACGCCAGTTTGTCTCATTAAAAGAGCCACAGTTCCACTATCGGTTCCAGTAACAATTTCTAATCTATCTTTTAATTTCAATACACATGGGGGAAAACTTGATAAGATTTGCTCTAATTCTGTTGCGGATGATTGATCTTCGGGAGTATTTTCACCTTTGGTTGCAAAATAAGCAACTAATCCTCCACCACCTAAAACGGCTAAAGAACCTATAATGGTTGCCGTTTTGTGTTTTTTAATCCAATCTTTAACTTTCCCAGGATTTTTGACACGTGTTGTTTTGGTAGTAGATTTTAATTTTTCAGTGCCAGCCTTTAATTCATTTGTACCAATTTTTAATTCAGCCGTCTTAAGCGAATTTTTGGATTCTTGAGCCACACGATTAATTATTTCATCGATTTCTTTACCAGTTAACCCTTTAACTTTTGATCTTTCTAAAATTTCTTTTATTGCTATATTTTTTGATGCCGTTTTTGATAGATTGCCTAGAGTATTTGCGCCTCCAGTTCTAAAACCATTATTTAAATCATTTTTAATTGCAGTTTTTAGATCCTTTTGTAATATTGACATATCAGTTATACCTGCTTTGGCAACAATATTATCACTAAGTTTAAAATATTTAGCCAAAAGTGATATTTTTTCTTCGGTAGTGGCGGCGCTCCTGATACTTTTTCCAATACCTTCTCCTAATTCAGAATTATTTATCATATAATTATTTTATTATTTTATTAATCAAATGGTGTTTTACCATTATATTTAGATAACACATCATTTAACGTGTCTAAAGTTTGTAATTGCGTTCCTGTAAGACCAGTTTTGAATTGTGTATATTTATTAATACCTTTTTCAAATCCTCCTGCCATCATAGTTGTGTTTAATCCAGATTTCATTCCTAATCCAAGGTTTTTCGCCCCTTCTTCTCCTGTTTTCCCAAGAACTTTTGTTCCTAATTTTGTTCCTTGAATTGCTTCGCCAGCTTTACCCGCTAATTTACCAGGAGCGCCTAATATTTTACCTAAAAACTTAGCTACCCAACTAACAGCTTTTCCAACAGCGCTAACAGATTTGCTTAACCATTTTCCCAGTGTAGGCATTTTAGATGACATATTTCCTGCCGCTTTAGTTATCCATCCTGAAACTCCACTTAACATTGTTGATAATTTAGATAGGAAACCTTTTGCTTTGGGTGTACTTTCAATAAATTTTGCAATTTGAGCCTCGCTTTTAAATGCTTTTACAGGTCTAAATAATCTTTGTGCCGCTTTAGCTAGTGGACCCGCCGTCATCATTCCCATTATTTCAAAGCCAATTGTTAATATTTTCCAAAATGTTGATGATTGTTTAAATTCTGTGTCTGATCCATAATCACCACTTGTCCACTGATAAGTGTCTAATGCTAAAATAATAGCCCAAGGAATCCATTGAACTGATTTACCGATTCCTGACGCAACTAAAAACGCATCAACCGCCATACCACCGATAGACCATAATAAACTCTTTATTTTTCTTGCAATCCATAAAACACCTTTGCCTATTATAGAATTACTTCCGCCTTTATTATCGGCTTGTGGTTCGCTGTTTACATTTTCCCGTTCAGTTAATAAGACTTTATTTATTAATATTTCACGTTTTATTTCATGTAAAGCCATTTTTTCATTAACAACTTCATTTAATGATTGCTTAACACTTTCAATAAATTCGGATTTTTTTACATTTACGTTTTCAAACAATATTTTAAGATTCTTTATTGAAAATAAATCACCCAGCTCTTTTTGTTCATGTAAATCAAATAATACATCATTTTTTATAAAAAATCTACTATCAATTGTTAAATAATTATCAAAAAAAGACGGTTCTTCTTGCCTATATAAACCAAGAATACGGGATTTTTCATTTTCTGTTATGTCTATTTTTCTATTATACATAATTCTAAATTATTTTAATTTATTAGCCTTACCTCTTTTTAACGTTGATCCAACTACGTCAGACCATTTTGTTAAACCAATTTGATTTGCGGGCCCTCTTGTTGCCTCACTTTCCCATTTACCAACCTCTGGATATCCTTCACCACCCGACTGTTTAGCGGACGCTCCCGATACTGGATCTGGTGAAACAGGTTCGCCTTCTGTTTGTTCATCCACTTCAGATGATATTTCAGAAATAATATTTTTTAATTGTTGTTCAGTAACTTGTATTTTCATATTACATATAAATATTCCCTAATAAAGAATTAATCCTCATAGATATTAGGATTTTTTAATGCAAATTTTTTAATCATAATTCCTGCAATGGCATTTGCTTCATTTTCTTCTTCCGATCCAATATCGGCAGGTTTTACTTCCAATCTGCCGTCTTCCCATTGTTTATGATGAACTAATTCATGCGAAACACTTCTCATTATATCCACTAATGCCCTACCTTTACCATAAACTCTAATAATTTTTTCTGGCAACATATAATTGTAATTGGCAGTGGTTTTTATGTGATTTCGATTGGATTCAATACGAATTTCGGGGACTTTTTTTAGTCCCAATTTTTCTTTGACGAATTTAACAAATTCTATCAATGTTTTTTGTTGTTTATCGGTTAAAATTCCCATATATATAAATATTACAAAAATTGTTGTTCTGGCGGATCATTTTGATTTAAATACTCATCAAGTATGTCACTTACAAAAGATTCTTCAAGATCCGATAAATCTTCATCGTCAAAAATAATGGGAGAATAATATTCAATATCTGAATATTCTAATGATAAAGCCCTATAAAAATTATCACCGTCTTCCCTCAATGAGAATTCTATTGATAAAATTTGACTTATATCGTCATAATAATAATTTAATAATTTCATATTCAATAATTATAAGATTTTTTTAAAAAAACAAAATATAAATAATAATTATATATAAACATATGAAAAGATTTATCAAATGAATATAAATTTCATAATACAATCGATGATGATTCTTAGTTCAGAAGATCGTACTGAAGATGAAATAAGAATGGTATATGATTATTTATTATTCCTTGACTATGATACATTATTTTCGTATTTTTTTAAAAACACATTACCAATATATGAAAATGATCTATTTATTTATTTAGAAGTGGTTAATAAAACCATTAAAATATTTGAAAAGTCAGAAGAATATGAGAAGTGTTATAAATTAAAAATAAAAAGGGATGAAGCCCTTGAAATTATAAAAAATTATAAAAACAAATAATTATGGAACCATTTGGAATGTCAGAAGAAGACAAGAAAAAAATTAGGGAACAACATCAGAATCTTGAAAATTTTGAAAAACAAAAAAAAGAAGATATTAAACATGGCGTTGCATTCAAAACTAAAGAAGAAAAAGACACAAAAAAAACCTCTTAATCAGAGGTTTTTTTTATTAGTTTTCTCTTCTTTCTTCACCAGGATAAAAGTCAAATCTATTGTGCTCTGTTGGCGTTGTTAATAATAATCCGGGGGTAATATTGCCCTTTTTAGTTTCTTGAAATATGTGACTCATCCATGTTTGTTCATAAGGATGCGACCATTTAACGTCTAAAAACATTTTCTTATTTCCCTCTTTTGACACTATTTGTGGCCAATTACAATAATAAATTTCACCCGTAGCATAAGGCACTCCACCGTATGATTTAATGTTATTAAATTTTTGATATGGGGCTAAATTAACGTCTGAAGTGGATTTTATCGGGTTTTCAGGGAACAATTCTTCCCTAACTATTTGTGGAACATTATGCCAAGACCATTGTCTGCTGTTATCGCCAAAAAATTCACTATAATTGAATTTCAAAAAATCAAAATTATCATTCCATATAATATCTAACATAATATTATATAAATTCTTTATTTTTCTTCTAAATCCGTTTCTACAAAATTCGTCTTCCCCTAAATAAAAAAACATGTCATCTTCAAAAAACAAATGATAATCAAAATCATTTTCATCTGAATGTTCGGCGGCAAATTGTCTACCCCCGCAAATTCCAATATTATCTTTTTTTATTTCTTCAAATCCATATTTTTCACACAATTCTTTATATTCTTCATCTGTTGAATGATCTAACGAATTATTTATTAAAAATTTAGTTGGTTTATCTAAAAAATTCCTATCATATTGTTCAAAGGATAAACAAAGTTTTTCAAATTGTTTTGGAGAATTATATGTTAGAGCATATAATGCTACGCTTTTTTTATTATGGATGTTGATTTTAACATTTTTCTCCACTTTTGGCGTTAAACTGTCATTTTTTAAATTTTCAAAAAATGTTCCTAGTAGTCCGTCGTTATTTATCTCAAAATATTGGATTAATTCAGGGTGTTTATAGACCATTATAGTGAATATACTTTCTTCCGTACCCATTAGTCCACTCTTCAGTGTTTCGTCCAACAGGCCATAGTAAATGTTGTTTATTTGGGGTATAGATTGCTTAGGTCCTCCAAATATTCCTCCACGTGCAACTTTATTGACGATAGCATCTGAATATGCGCACATTTTGTCATATTTGAACCCATGTATTTCTATTTTACCGTCATATGGAAAACAAACAAATGAAAATTTATTAAAATGCTTACTTAGTTTTGATATAACTTTATCGTGTAGAAAATATCCTTGATGTACAGTATTAGTCAAAGCCCCATCTACCCAAATCATATATTCCGAATTAAAAGGGTCAAAAATTGTTGCATCGTTAAGTAAAAACATTTTTGACATCACGATTGGGTTATACATATCCAATTTAGCCTGTGTACTTTCACTTAACCATCCAACTTGATTATACCAATCAGGGTTCAATCGAATTTTTTGTATCCTATTGAACATTTCTCCATTATTTTTAAACCAGTCTAATTCTCTTGTTATAATTAAAGTATTTTCTTTTAATCTACGTTCTTCAACAAAGGATCTATATTTTTCTTCGATATAGATTATCATATTTTCATCACACTTCAATAATAATTCTAAATTATCCAAATAATGTTGAAAATTTCTGTTCCATCCTTCAGAAAGTTCATTTCTTTTTATATCCCAAATACCTGTTACTATAGTTACTGACATAATTAAATTTTTTTCTTACAAACCCAAACCACATTATTAAAATTATCTTTATTATAATCAATTAAATTATTTCTTTTTACCGATTCAGCAATATCCGAATCTGAAATTTCATGCCAATTCCATATTTTTTTATAAATTTTTTCATCAAAAATTTCTCTATTTTCTGAATAGTCGTGAGCCATTATAAAATCGCCAACTTTCATATAATTAGAAAGTAAATTAAATTCGCCAATCTTATTACCACCATCACACAATATTAAAGTAACTCCGTTACTTTGAATAAAATCAACCACTTCATTATTAACTATACTATAATTTTCATGAAATATATTTTCAATTCGTATATCAATACCGTCATTTATCATGTCATCGTACCAGCCTAAACGATTAATGTCATAAGAAATTATCGAACATTGAATATCCAATTTTTTAAGAGTATAATTTAAAAAGGAAGTTAATCCGCCAATAGACGTACCAATTTCTAAAATCCTAGAAGGTTTTACATCATCTAAAAAGTTATGAAAAGTTTCAAAAACGTTAGGATTTTGCTGTGCACCCCATACGCCATAAGTGGAAATACTGTCATCAAGTAGTAAATTGGACTTTTTTGTTATTTTATCTTCAAATTCTCTCATCATAATTTAATTATTTTTATTTGTAATTTTCATTAATTTGGTAATAAAGGTCTAATATTATTTACATAATAATGACACGTATCTGTTTTATATTTTGATTCGTCATATATATCCATTATTTTTAAAAAAGCCCTTTGTAAGTCTATCCAATCTCCAAATTCAAAAAATTTAACTTTCTGATTAATAGTTAAAATTGATAGTAATTCTTGTTCGCTAATTAAATGGTTATATGTTTCAATAAACTCCAAATACGTTTTCATATAATTTGAAAGGATATTTATTACATTTTCTTTTTTTCCACCAAAAAGACAACCTGGAATGATTTTTATTTCTTCTCCAGTAAATTGTTTTATTCTATCCTTAAGTTCATAATTTATCAATATATCATTACCCTTGGTTGAAATAAAATTATAAGTTTCTATTTTTTCAAAAATTTTATCTAAAAATTCTTTTTTATAAACAATATTGTCACGTAAATAATCTCTCCACCCGTTATGACAACTAGTACCAAATAATCCCGAATCCAGCCAAATAACATTGCCGGTTTGTTTGTCTTTTGATACCTCAATAAGATTATCTAATTTATTAAGAATAACCTCAATATAATTTTTAACAGAATATATTCTATCATATATGTCTCCATCATTAAATCTTTGTTCTCTTATTGGATTAATTTTCCGAGTATACGTTTCGGAATTTAATTCTTTTAATCGGATTTCAATGTTCGGCCGATGAAAAATATCGTTAAGATTGTATTTGTTTAATGTATATTCGTTAGTATATATTACATAGTTATATTCGTCAAATAAAAGAGATCTTATTGTTTCGGTTAATAAATAAAAATTTTTATAAATTGAACCACCTATAAGTTTTTCGTAATTTAATTCATATATTGAAGTTACAACTGTGTTAGTACCATTTGTCATGCTTTGGAATTAATAAATTAATTGATTTATGTGAATTATTCACTACCTGAATACCATTTACCAAAGCGGCAAATGACATCTCATCGATATTACCAGCAGGTATATTTTTTAATCCGTCTTTATTTTTTATATTGATACAATCGTCCCAAACCTGTATGAATTTATATTTTAAATTATCTTGGATTGAAATGAACTGTATACAATCTTCTGGCATAAAATCTAATTTATTTTTATCAAAATTTACCCCGTATTTTTTTTCGTAGTGTAAAAATCTTTTGCCTAATTCACTATTTGTTCGTATTTCTCGATTAAAATTATATGTGACTTGTCCTGATATTGAATTATCAATAAACGAATTCATTATTGTTTTATGTTGATACAACAAACTGTTTACCACGGCATCGGCGTCCGTTAAAATTACTTTATTATATCCATTATCGAACGCGTAAAGTAATGAAAATCTTTTTACAGAGAAGTCAAAAGTGTAATAATCTTTATTGTATTTTAAATACGATTCATTATAATCACTAATATTTTTTTTAAAAACAAAATTCCTATCGATGATTGAATTAATACTATCCGTAACAATAAAGATATCAGGTTTGTCGTCCATATAATCAAAAGACTCAATTAATCTATTTGTTTGATTATAGTATCTTTCCCCATAGCAAAAACTGGCTATTGCATACTCCATATTATAGACTTCCTTCTATTTTTTCGCACCAACCAATTGATTTACTATATGGCCAAACGACCCATTTAGTCGGTTTTTCAATTATATTAAACGATCTCCACACTTTTAAGTATCCATCAGGATCACCTTTCATTCTATTTATTTCGTTTATGTCGGCATCTTGCCTATAAATAGTTTCTCCATTACTATTTTCAAATGCAACAACCCAAAATTCATAGTCATCTAAAGGTACTTGATAAGGATATATATCAATACAATGTTTAAATATGCTCGTTATTGATTCATCAAATTCTTTATCACTCATTGGTGGATTAGGTGGTAAATTATTATCTAACGTGTATTGAGTTACACCACGTTTTGAGAAAGAAATTCCGGCATACTTTTCATAATCTCTCAAAGTTCTAATTTTACCTAAGTCGTAAACTCCAAAACTACTATTTTTCACTTCATTATCCATTCCAAACAATTGTCTGTTTTTTTTGTGACAAAAATTGTTTTTTTCAACCCATTTGGGATCATCATCCCATTGTTTTGTTCTACCTCTTCTGGTATATTCGTGCCAAACAACGGTTTTATGTGGGTGAAATAAGTCAAATCCATTTGTATATGCTCTAACGGCAATAGAAATTTCTTCGCCGTGAAAATAATAGTCAGGATCATGAGGAACTTGTCTAACAAATTCACCTAATGTGAAACAAAAATGTGCGGAATAAAATCTTGCGGGAATTGGCTCGGTTAACTCTTTGTAATTATCAATAGTTGCGGGTAAGAAAAATACCGCGCCTTCAGGAATAAATCTATCAAAATTCATTTTCCACGGTTCCATAATTCTGCCATTTGGATCGTTATCGGGTTCATATGATGAAACATATCCTGTTAATAAAGGTTTTGGGTAACCTTTTTCTTGAAGTTGTTTTATCATGTTAATACATTCTTCATCCCAATTTTCGATAAATCTATGATGAGAATCTAATTGTAATGTATATTCTTCCCCATCATATTGTTGTTGTAGCATAAATCTTGCCCAACACGCCCCTCTTGAGTCAAGATAGTCAACATCAATAATTTTAAATCTTGTATCATCTTTAAATTCATCTAAAGTATCCCAAGTGTCTTCCTTAGAATGTTGCCAAGTGATTGAAAAAACTAAATTTTCGGGATGTTTTGCTTTTGCGATAGCGTCTCTTAATGTCGGTAAGAGTTCTGGGTCTCGATAACATGCAATTTGTACAAATATCCTTTCATTCTCTTCTTTTTTAATTTTGTTATTACTTTTCATAAATTCTATTTTTTTTATTAATATAAAAAATAATAACGAAAAAACAAAGTTAAATGAATGGATTTCCTAATTTTTTTAGGGTGTCGAGTGATTGTTCTATTGATCCACAGGTTTCCAAGAAAGTAATTTCTTCTTTTATGGATAATTCGAACCATTCAAGGTGTGTATTGAAGTGTGAATAACGATTATGTAACGCTTTTTCTATTTTGTAAGCATTTTCTGATTCGTACAAATATAATATCTTGATTGGTGACGGGTTACCTGTTTGGAGATCGTTTAATCGTTTATTTGGATTTTTGGATACACCGATTTTATAAACCCCTTCATTTAATGATTTTATCAAATAAATTTTATTCATATATAAATTTAGGGATTTATAAAACAAATGTAAATAGATGTTATTCTATTCTAAAGTCCTTATCTTCTTGATTTGACAATTCTTTATCTCGTCTCATTCCTTCTTTAATATAACTGCGGATTAATTTAGACACGGTAACTTTTTTATGATTTGCCACTTTTTCAATTTCCCTATAATATGCAGGAACTACCCTAAACGATAACATTTGGATAAGTTGTTTATATTTAGGTAATTCTTCATTAGAATTAGACTGTTCTTTTTTTGAGTTTTTATATGCATCTGATGCCATAATATTGTTTTTCATATAAATACTTTGTTTTTGTTGTTTTTTTTTCTTATATTTTTAAAAATATAAAATATTATGGCAGAAGAAAAACAATTATCACAAGCAGTAAAGGAGTGTCAGGAAAAATATCCTGAAATGACAAAAGAATTTAAGAAAATCATGATGGAACAATATGAATTGTTCTGTAAGAAGCAACTTGATTATGGTCCGACCAATATTTCATGTGGAACTTTATTAGACACCGAGGAAGATATTAAATTTTCCTTAACCGGATTATTTTTTAGAATGAATGACAAAATTCAAAGAATTAAGCAATTAGTTGTTTTGGGTAAAACTAATAATGTTGGAGAATCGGTTGATGATACTTATCAAGATCTTAGTGTTTATGGCGTCATAGCACAAATTGTTAAAAGAAAAAAATGGGGTAAATAATTATGTTTAATCCAAATAAAAGACGTATAACTAATATTTATTTTAAAATCCTTATATGAGAATAAACATTAATCATCCTTCTTTTATTTCTTTTTTAGAAAACGTCACTAGTATAATAATGTATGAAATAGATATAAAAGGATATTTCAACAATACTCCCGAAAAAAGAATAAAAATACAAAAGGCAGTACTCCTGATTTTGAAAAAGGCCTTAAAAAGTAGATCAATTTTAACCGATACGGAAATAAAAGGATTTATTATAGTTTTACAGAAAAAAAACGAAGAATCTGAAAATTATGAAATTTCCGCAATTCTAAAAGATATTATCATAAATTATGAGTCATTAACAGAACCAATTGATAAAAAAAATACAGTTTCGATTAAGGTAAATCAATGATTCCGTATATTTATATACATATGGAAACACCAACAATTTATGCAGTTTTAATTACGCTTATCACCGTTTTAGGTTCAGGGGCGGCATGGCGTTATTACGAAAAAAGAACTCTAGCTAAGTTACAAACCGAGAATTATTTAAAAGATGATTACAGGGATCGTATTATAAAAATGGAGTTATTATTAGAAAGAAGTTCAGAAGAAAAAGAACAAATGAGGTGCGAAATTTTAAGGCTTACCGCTGAAGTTAGTGAACTTAGAATAAAAGTAGAATTTCTTGAAAAAGAAAATACGGAATTACAAAAAATGAAAAACTTGTAATTAAAAAATTTTTCATTTTTTTGTGGAGCTAATCTTATCGAAAATTTTAATTATTTCATCTAAATTTAGTATGTCATAACATTCTGAATAGCCTGAAAAACTTTCTAACAATGGTCTATATTTGTTTATAGACCTTTTTTTATTTAATTCGTTTTTTATCATTTTTTCATACTTTTCCGCATGCGGTGAATAAACTCGTCTTAAAATTTGTTGTATTTCATATCCATCATATCCATATTCTTTGGAAAAACGACTTGCAACTAATTTTTTTGACGTAATTCCAACTTTTACAAAAGTTTTTCCACTACTTTCTTCTTTCATTAGTATCAAATATAACGATTTAGGTAGTTTTTTAATGATTTTAGCTTTCTTTTTCTTACTTTTATCGAGTTTTATTTTAACGTAGGCCTTGGCGTCATCTAAAATTTTAAACTCCTTTACATCTCTATTAGTGTTTATTACCTCTTTGTTTAAAAACTTTAAAGTAATGGTTTTACCACTATCTACAACGTATTTTTTTGTCTTTTCATCCAGAAAAATCGAATAAAAACCTATCTTTAATAAAAACTTTTGAGACATATTAGATATATATATTAATAAAATAGATATTTATTATATATTTACATAATTATGAAAATAACAAAATTATTTAAAAAAATATTAGAAGAACAAATTGCCAATAAAAAATTATTTAACGGTTTGATGGCTAAATGGAGAGAGGAAAATCTCGATCTAAGTGAAGAAATGGGGGAAAAAATCTTTCTTAAATTTCAACAAATAAAAAACGGATTAAATCCAAAGTTACCTCAAGTTAAGTCATTTTTATCAAGATTTGACGGAAATTTTGGCTATGACACCTTTAATCCCGATTATCTTAAAGATATAACCAAATATACTTACAAACAAATTAAATCTCTTATTGATGAATATACTCCATTAGATGAACTTGTAGAAATTGAAGACGTAGACGTTTTTGATCCAAAAGACACTAAGCCGACTACCGAAAAAATTGATGCTTCTAAAGATTTATGGTTTGGAGATAGATATTGTATCATAAATATGGACGGATTTCGTGTGTATGACATTCCCGATCAATCCACTTCCGTGAAATTTGGCTATTATCTTGAAGTCACTAATGAAACTTATTCAGGAGCCAACTCTCCATGGTGTGTTACTTGGCGTTCAGACCAAGGGTTTTCAAATCGATGGGAAAATTATCGTAGTAGTGATTATCAAAGAAGTTTCTATTTTGTTATTGACGAATCAAAAAGTCCCGAAAATGAAACAAATAGGAACGTTAATAAATATTATATGTGTGCATTACAAATTTCACCATTAATAACAACAAAATATGTAATGACTTCGGTTAAAAATGATGGGGATATATCTAAAACATGGTCTGAAGTTATTAACATTTATCCAAAATTGGCTAATTTTAAAGAATTAATAAAAATTAAACCATTCAACAAGGATGAATTAAAACAACAAAATTTAATTGGAAAAATTAGTGAATCTCCAGGTCAATATGAATTCAGAAGACAAGAAAAAAATGTTAAAAAGGCCTTTATTAATGCTAATGCAGTATTAAAAAAACCCGAATCATGGGCATCTATGGATGGCGAATTAAAATCACTATATATAAGTCTAACTAATAAAAATAACGCATTTCCAAGATTTGGTAATTATTCATTTTTGAATGAAATTAAAAAGATTGGTAGTGATTTTACCCTATTGAATAATAGATTAAAAGCCCTTGGAATGGAAAGTGGTGTTGGTGAAATTTATTCAGAATTAATTAAAAATGATTTCAAAATTAGTAGAGTTAGTAAAGAAAAATCAAATATTATTCTATTCCAAAGTAAAACAGATGGCACTTTTGGTATTTTTAGTAAAGAACTTGCTAATTGGTATAGAAAAGGTGGAATAACTTATGAACCTATCTATAAACGAATAAAAATGACAACAATGAAAGATGAAAAAAATGTTCCTTATATTGTTGAAACATATAGTCAACATTCAACACCTGATGAACAATCATTCTACGCATTATTTCCTCATTCTGAAATGCAATCGGCAAGAGCCTATTTCTTAACCGCAGAGGCATATACTAAATTATTAGAAAAAATGAGCGAAGAAGAAATTAAAGGTAAAAAAGTAACAACAATGACAGGTTTTGAACCTGGAATTGATATAGATATAAAAGAAAATAAAAGAGGGGACAATTAATCCCCTTTTTTATTTCAATATACTATAATATTTTTTGAAAAGTTTTATACGGTCTTCCAATCCATTAATTCCTCCGTTAACACATTTTGTAACTGAAGTTACAACCGCATCCGTGTCCCCGGCGTCACATTTTTTTAAACAATTTTTATTAAAAAACCATGCCGCAGACAACAATGGATATTTTGTTGCGACAATATCAGGATTAGTAACCACATCATCATTAATTACTTTACCAAATTCAATATAATTATTTTTTCCTGTTAGTTGAATGTATCCTCTTCCACGAAATTTATATCCTTCTTTGGTACTTTCATCTCCATTTCCCATTCTTCCTCCATAAACTCTAGAAGCTATCTTTTCAGGCTGTCTGGCATATGATTCCGATAATGTTTGCGGAAAATATTTTGGAAATATTTTCTTTAAACCCGCAGCGCTATAATTTAAATTTTCAGATGTTACCTTAAAACCTATTGATTCATGAGCGCATTGTGCCAAAAAATGAGCAAGACGTAATGGTGTATTAATCTGAAATTTATCTATTGTATCCGGTAATTGATTAAATACAATATCTGGTACTTTCCCGCGTAATTTTTCGATATTTAACATAATTATTTGTTTTCTTATAAATACTATTTATAATATTTTATTTTTTATCTATATTTATTTAACGAACCTTGTGGTTTAATTTTTAGTGTACTTAGATACATTTGAGTTGGAGAAAGACCAACAAATAAAAATTAAAATAACAAATAAAATAAGGAAAATTATGAAAAACTATGGTACGGGTATATCATACCCAGAAGCTTTCATTACCAAAGGAAAGCAAAGAATTAAACAATTTGGTGGAACCGTCTATCTAAAAGATGGGGATAATTTTGAAATCGAGATCTTTAATCCAACATCCGGGCATGTATTAGCAAAAATTAATTTGGATGGTAAATTGATTTCTTACACTGGAATAGTCCTTAGACCGGGAGAACGGGTGTTTTTGGAAAGGCATTTAGATTCAAATAATAAATTTTTATATTCCACTTACGAAGTTAATGGAAACAATCCAATTGTTAAGAATGCTATTCGATCAAATGGAAAAGTTAAAGTTGATTTTTACGCGGAGGAAATAAAACTAAATTTTTGTAATATGAGTAGTATTACGACTACTATTGTTGATAATACTTACAGACCTTCTATATATTATAATAGTGATAACTGTTCGTCAATAAACGGATACACACAATCAGCTAATACTAATTATTCAAAATCTTTTACGTCAACGTCTTTAACGCCAACATTAAGTTCGTCATCCGATTATACGTCAAATATGCCTAATAAAATAGAAACGGGAACCATTGAAAAGGGCGAATCGTCAAATCAAAAATTTGAAAAAAGTAATAGAAATTTTTATTCGTTCCCTTTCTATACTTCTGAATGGAAAATACTGCCATTTTCACAAAAGCCATTAACATCTAGTGACCTACAACAATATTGTACAAATTGTGGGAGTAAAATATTAAAATCAACCTATAATTTCTGTCCAAATTGTGGATCAAAAATAGAATAAAAAAATAAATTAAAATTACAAGGTTCAAAAAAGGGGGATTAACGTCCCCCTTTTACATATGTTTAATAATACTATTATATAAAAATTCACTTACTTCCAAATCGCTTAATTCAGATAATTTATCGCTATCTTTTGATAAGATATTTTTAATTATATTCATTAAATCACTATCGAGAAATGTTCGATATACACTTTTCGGTATGCTATCTAATTTAAAAAACCCTTTTTTTGCAAACTCTCTCGCCTTACGTATACCATATTCGTCTGCAGTATATTCATATTTTTTTAATGCCTTTAATGCGTCCTCATCAGTTAATTCACCTTTATGTAATTTATACATTTCATTTGCGCCATATTTTCTATATTGATATTGATGAGCAATTTCATGAAAAATTGCATAAATTAAATATGACATACGCGTGCCTAATAACCTATTATTGATAACCGCTCTGTCGTGTAACGCTAATCCTATAATATTATCATTATTAAAATCGGCAAATTCTATTTTTTGACATCCAGATTTTTCAATTGAAGTTTTTAATAATTCCGCAAATTCTTTATAATCACCGTCTATATTATCTATAAAAAATTTTTTTATCATTTGATGTGTGAAATTATCTAAATTAATTGTTTCTTCAACAATCATTTCTATTTGGTTCTCATTTAAAATTATTTTCATAATAGAATATTTTTTTTAAATGTAATTAAACTTTCAAGTAGTTGATAATTAAATACATAATTAGGTAAATTTTTTATTTTTACCTCGCCAGTATATGCCTTACCCGTTTCCTTATTTTTATATGTTACATTTACAGTACCATTGACACAATCAATAGTTTTTGAGTTTATTTTAAGAAATATTTTATTGTTTTCAATAGTTGATTTATTATTGAAAACTTTTGTGTAAATATAATTAAAGTCTTTTCTGTTTTGTTCACAATCGGCATCGTCGTCCGTTTTTAAATATTCGAAAAACTCCTCTACTTTATATTCAATATCGCTATTCGAATAATCGGGATAAGTTACATCGGTTAAATATGTCGGTTCGTAATATGTTGGTATATCATAAAAATTAATAAAATCATTAAATAAATCTTCAATATATTTAAAATTATCGAAATCATTTATTTCGTTATTTTTTAAATAAAGGATAAAAAACGGCAAACTTATTCCAATTTCAAACGAACGAGACATTCTATTAAAATTTAAATACTTTTCGATTTTATCAATTTCTTCTTGTATTTCATTTTCAAAATTTAATATGTTAATATCCACATAGTTGTCTATAAAAGTATCTTTTATTTTTTCTTCATTCATAAATTCTTCAAAAAAATTATCACGAAAGTCGTCAAAATTATAAATTCCAAAATGGGTTCTTATCTCCGATGAATTTTCATCATAATATTTTTTAAATAAATCATTTGCAAAATTTTCCCATTTGTCATCATTATTCAGATATTCTATAATGTCTTCACGTAAAGTTTCATATACATTATTTTTTTCATATTGAAGATAACTAAGATTAGATTCAACTTCTTCAATATATCCCGATAAACGAGATACAACTATTTCAATCCGATTGTTTTCAGTTATATTAACATAATCTATATTATCGTTTTTAAATGAATCTTTAAATGTTTGCTCTAAATTTTCATTTTTATCAATAATATTATTAATTAACGGATTCGTACCATCGACATTTTGATTAATTATTTTTATAACATCATCAGTAGATAAGGCGTCGACCCTTTCTAACTCATTTTTAATCATATCATCAGAAACGTTTTCAGTGAAAAGAGATGGAAAAAAATACTTTTTTATTTCTAAATTATTATTTAGAAAATTAATAACATTAATCTTTTTATCCATTTTATCCATATATTGTTTGGAATTGAAATGAAATTGATACTTATTTTCTAAATTAGTTTTATCGATTATAATATAAAGAGGTGATTGTTTATTATATCCTTCAAAATGATTTGATCTTTCACGATAATTGGGATTTAAAGATTCTTTTCCCCATGTTGTACACCATTCTGTATTTACGCCAATTTGGCACGCTGCAGTCTCGGTTAATGGTTGAAAAATATACCATTTTTCACCATTATGTAATACTTTATATTGATTTTTAGGTAACGTTTGTAAAATAACAGATAAGTCCTTATTACTTTTAACAATATAAGGTTCAATTATCTTATATAATTCAGGAAGTGAACTAATTTTATTAATATTTAAAGGAATTTTATACTTATAGATATATCCTAAATATTCTTTTACCTTTGGTAAATCCTCGTTTTTTAATGACCCTAATTTAAATAGATTAATTATTAATTTAGAAAATCTACCCAATTTTAATATATTATCATTTGAAATATGTGTCTGAGGGTCATATTTTACAAGATTTTTGAAAATATGAGAAGGAAGATCGGAATAATACTTTTTATAAATTTCTTCACCACTAAGTTCTAATAATAATTCTTTTAATATTGTTATAAATTTCATATTTATAAATAGTTTTTATTTATTAAAAAAAAAACATCTTTAATAGGACGTTTTGTATTAGCATTTAATGGGGGTTTCACATTTTTTCAACATTTTTTGTGAGTTATATACACAAATACCCAAAATCGATTCTTCTAAAACTTCGTCAAAAAGTTTTCTTAGACATCTGTTTTCGTCAGTACTTAAAGTTGGATCATTAAGTATCGCATTATCGAAAATCTCAAGCATTTTTTTCAAATAATGATAACTACAAATTGTTAGTGTACGTGATTTTATTATGGACATTCTTAATGTATTTGTTTTATAAATATATTTATAATTAAATAAGTCCAAACGTCTGTTAATTCACGATTTTATGTCAAAATCAAAATTGAAAGTTATTGGATTGTATTTGTAATAATATTGTTTGTTTAATACACTTGCATTAATAAAAAGTGTAATATTTTCTTCATAAATATTACTGATACTATGTATGTGACCGAAATCGTATGGATTATGTTTAACGATTTTTAACATTTCTGTTATAATATCGTGGCCAAATGGATTACCGTGTGTGATTAATGAGTAATTTTTGACATATATTTAGCGGATTCTAATAAACTTTCCATTGCGTTTATAACTTCAGACATTTCCATTAACAATTTATCCAAATCGTCCACATTTTTCTCTAAAGATATAACATTTTCTGTATTATCACTAACATTATATGAATCGACTATGTCATAATATTTTCCATATCTATCTTCAATGACGTTTTTTACCTTATTAAAATCTTTTAAACGCGACATAAACATTTCGTATTCGTTAATACAATCCTGAATGGTAAGTAACAATACCATGTTATAACTTTTTTCATAATATTTTTTTGCTTTATTATAGAACAAAGAAGACTCTTGTATAAGTTCATCAATTCTTTCAGGAGTATATCCTATAATTTGCTCTAATATATTTAAAATTCTCATTTTATAAATTTATATCATTTATAAATATTGATTATTTGAAATAATTTTTATAAAATGTATTTATAAATAAACCTTTAAACAATCCATAATATGGAAAAAACTATTAATATTATCAATCCAGGATCATTAAGTAATTTACTTACATCTACAGAAAAATCTTCTATAACTAAATTAAAAGTAACGGGAAATATTAATGCAAAAGATTTTCGGTGTATGAGAGATGAACTACCATTACTTATAGATTTAGATTTATCCGAAGCAACGGTTAAATCATATTATGGAACGGGAGGAACATCTTATTTTGTTGAAAATTATTCATATTTAGATAATGAAATACCAATTCATTGTTTTATAAGATTAAATTTTCCTTTAAGCCCTGAAGATAATAGAAGATCTGAGGCCGCCATTATTAAAATAGTCTTACCTAATAGTATTACATCTATAGCCGATAGCGCATTCACTAACCATAGTGGACTAAAAGAAATAATTATACCCGATTCTGTTAAAAAAATAGGTACAGGCGCCTTTGAAAAATGTGGAGGATTAGAATTTTTAAGTATTGGTAGTGGAATTGAAGAATTAGGTAATCAATCTTTTATGGATTGTAAAAATCTTAAAACTATTATAATAAAGTCCCAATTTCCTCCTATTACATATTCACTTACATTTAGAGGATCATATAGTCATACTTCCACATCTGACTATCCAATACTGTACGTTCCTGATCAAAGTATTGATTCATATAACATTGCGGTGGGTTTTGAGTATTATCATTCATATACTCATCCACAAACCTATCAATATATAATAAGAATAAAAGGACTTAGTACATATCAAGGATATTATAGTACATCGGGTTCTAGTGGAAGCTCAGGTACAAGCGGAACATCAGGTTCTAGTGGAAGCTCAGGTTCTAGTGGAAGCTCAGGTACAAGCGGAACATCAGGTTCTAGTGGAAGCTCAGGTTCTAGTGGAAGCTCAGGTACAAGCGGAACATCAGGTTCTAGTGGAAGCTCAGGTTCGTCAGGAAGTTATGACACAAGCGGAACATCAGGTTCTAGTGGAAGCTCAGGTTCGTCAGGAAGTTATGACACAAGCAGAACATCAGGTTCTTATAGTAGAAAAAAAACGTTATTCACAAATAGGCCTAGTAATAATAAAATATTTACTATTCGTTATTTCTAATAAAATCATAAAAAAAAAATATTCAATGGAAAAAACAATTAATATTATCATACCAGGATCATTAAGTAATTTACTTACATCTACAGAAAAATCTTCTATAACTAAATTAAAAGTAATGGGAAATATTAACGCAAAAGATTTTCGGTGTATGAGAGATGAACTACCATTACTTATAGATTTAGATTTATCCGAAGCAACGGTTAAATCATATTATGGAACGGGAGGAACATCTTATTTTGTTGAAAATTATTCATATTTAGATAATGAAATACCAATTCATTGTTTTATAAGATTAAATTTTCCTTTAAGCCCTGAAGATAATAGAAGATCTGAGGCCGCCATTATTAAAATAGTCTTACCCAATAGTATTACATCTATAGCCGATAGCGCATTCACTAACCATAGTGGACTAAAAGAAATAATCATACCCGATTCTGTTAAAAAAATAGGTATAGGCGCCTTTGAAAAATGTGGAGGATTAGAATTTTTAAGTATTGGTAGTGGAATTGAAGAATTAGGTAATCAATCTTTTATGGATTGTAAAAATCTTAAAACTATACTTATCAAATCAATTATTCCTCCTAAGGCGTATGGTTATACATTTGTTGGATCGTATAATAATACCGCAACTGAGAGAATACCGTTAGTATATGTTCCTGATCAAAGTATTGATTCATATAATAACACACATGGTTTTGAGTATTATCGTTCATCCTATCATCCACAAACCTATCAATATGTAATAGGAATAACAGGACTTACGTCTTATTGTGGATCTGTCGAATATCCATCAGATCCTATAATAACGACAACACCGACGCCATCAATTACTCAAACTAACTTATTAGTAAATCAAAATCACGAAATTACTATAAATTACGGTAAAAATGGAAGAATAGAAATGAATAGTAAAAGATTAATAAATAATAAAACAATAACAATAATTCCAAATACGTCATTTAATATCGTACCAAATAAAAACTATAAAATTGACACTATTAGATGTAATGATATAGATGTTAAAAGTGAGGTGATTAATAATCAATACACGCCAACTTTATTAACAGAAAAATCGGTATTAAATGTCACATTTAAGAAGAAAAAAATATCGTGGAATAGGGATGAATTAATAAATATCTTATTGAATTTAAAAATTGAAAACAATTTGGACTTCGATGCTGAAACATTGATAGAAACGTACATATAAAATTTTCCTTTTATCTACTAATAAAATCGTTATAAGTGTTATATTTATATTAAAAGAAAAATGGTGAATAAAATAAATGAAAACGTCTTTGACTCATATGTTAATATGGGAAATATGGGAACTGAACAAGAAATGAATACTAATGAAGAAACTAAAGGCATTCGTAATAGAATAGGTGTGCTGGTGGCATTAGTGGCTTATGGCATATCCGGAAAATTGAATGGAGAAGAAGGGTTGAAATTTGTTATGGAAAATCCGAATTTATCTGACGAAACAAAAGAACAAATACAACAAATTGTTGACGATTTAACTCAACATAAAAATGGAGACATTGGTGATGTTCAAATTGGTGATGAAAATGAATTAATGGAATCCGAGGCAATAAAAAAAATAAGAGAAAATTTCAAAAGATTTTTATAAAAAAAAAGGGGGTTTATCCCCTTTTTTGTTTAATATTATATATTTTTTTGAATATTTTCTAATGAATATTTTATGTTAGATCTTATATCTTGTTCCATTTTATCTCTCATTTCACCCACATGGCCATCAAACATGAGCGTAATGGTTTTATGGGTTTTATTACAAATAGGAATATTATAAAAATAATGATGATTGATTATGTCAATTTGATTTTCTCTAATGATTATATAATTTTCAATACTTACATTTTTAATATATCTTTTATAGGTTATCGGACACATTAACATACTAACCCCTTCTCTCTTTATTGCTTTTCTACAAATTTCAATTGCAATGTGCTCATATTCACTTTTTAAATTATAGTCATTTTTATAATTTTTTTTATAACTATTAATATATAATTTTAAAAAAACTCTTTTTATTTTGTGCTTTAATTCATTCATGTTCATTTTAATTCTAATTGTGTTTTTTTTACTAATTTAAATTTTATTAATACATATACCAAAATAAAAAATAATAAAATTGGAATACCATCACCGATTGGCGTGCTGTGTGGATTCAAGTTACCTTTACCATTACCTTGATTCCCATCAATACCATAACTATTCCCGTTACCATTACCTCCGTTATTATATGGAGTGCCATGATCATCGTCCACCATATACATTTGCTTATAAGTAACTTCACTTGGAAGTTCATCGAAATTTGTTTCCATATTATATAATGTTTTAAATTATTAAAAAGTAACAAGTAATTGCTGGGAAACCATATTACTATGACTGCATGTGTTGACACATCTGCCCTGGTCAACCACTTGTTACTATAAGTTTAGTATTACTCAAAGATTTGTGAGTTGCTCTATAATTAGGTTAAATTCCATTCATACTTACAGTGTATTCATTATAGACTTCATTCTCTCATATTGTAATACTAATGTAGTCAGGACAGGATTCGAACCTGTAAATCCCAGCACCGTGAGCAAATCAACTAAACAGAGTTACCTGTGTTGCAAAGTTAAGCACTGTACGTCTAACCAATTCCGCCACCTGACCATATAAAAACACTTCTCAAACTTAGGTTTTTGACCATTCTCCTTTCGGTATATGATTTGCTCAACCATATTCAAGAGATATGTAAAAATAAACAGTTTGTTTTAATGGATTATTAATAGAATAATTCTCTGGTTTTTCCATTGTTATAAAATTTAAGTGTTTATAATTAAAAAAGTAATGATTGATAATCTGACTTTCCCCAATCAATATCATGGGACCAGATTGTACATCTTTTATGTAGTATCAATCATTAAA